GCCCTATCGCGAAGCCAAGGCGGCCTATGATGGCGCGGCCAAGCGCCTGAAAACCTATGCGGCCAAATATGTGAAATGGTTCAAAAAGGAACTGGCCGCCGCTCGCAACGCGCGCCGCGCCATGGGGAGTCTGTGACATGATTATCAATGTCCGCTTTATGATCGGCGCGCATGCCTATGCATGCGTAAAGGATAACATTGGCCAGATTGACTTTCTCTTGTCGCCCGGCCGTTCCGCGCAAAAGTCGCTGCGCGCCCATGCGGCCGATGAACGCAAGCGCGCTGCGCGGATTATCCGCAACGCGGAACGTGCCGAAATGGCCGCCGATTGGCTCGATAATAACACTAGCGCAAAGGCGGCCTAAGCCATGAGCAAGCTACATGATGACTTTCGGACGGTCTGCGCAAAGCGCGACCAGCGCTATTTTCGCCAGCGCGTCGATTTGCACGATATGGCGCTAATCGTCGGGATCAACATTGCCGGGCACGCTATGGGTGTGCGTTGCCGGGCAGATGCCGGGCAGGCCATGCGCGAATATATCGAGCGCAAGAAATGCGCGATTGCCGCCACGTTCCCCCCGATCATGACCGTTACCGGCGGCTATGTCGTTTACCGCAATCGCAACGTGGAGGCGCGCTAATGCTACCCCTAGACCTAATCCGCGCCATCGCCCTTAGCGTGCTGGCTTTCATGATCGGCGACGCTTTCGGCGCGGCCATTCACGACACGCCCGAATATTGGGCAACGGTCGCGGGCTTTATGGTCCTGATAACCGGCATGCTGATTTGCGCCCATAGGGACGAAATGCGGGCCTACGGCATATAACTGGCGCGCGGGCTTGCCCCGCCGCCCCCTTGGCCGCTGGAGGCATCTCCAGTCGCCTAGCGGGCGATATCTGCCCAGATGGAAGGATAAGGCAATGGCATTCAATCATGAACACTACACGCCGCACTATGGCTGGCATGCAGGCGTCTATGGCAACGCGAAGGACGCGGCGCGCACTATCGGCATTGATATCGACGATATCAGCTTTTCCGGCTTCTGGTCTCAAGGCGATGGCGCGTCATTCACGGGAAGTTACGCCTATGCCAAGGGCGCGGCCGCCGCTATCCGCAAGGAATGGCCGAAAGCGACCGAATTGCACGCCATCGCGGATAGGCTGCAGCGCGTCCAATCCCGCAATTTCTATCAACTAGAGGCGTCCATTTCGCGCAGCATCGGCCACTATTGCCATGAAATGACGATGCGCGTGGATATCGACCGCGCCGACGGAAAAGAGGTTGCTGGCGGCGCATGGGTTCAAGGGCGCTATGTCCCATCGGAGGCAGAAGGGGAGATAATCGACGCCATGCGCGACTTTGCGCGGTGGATATATAAATCCCTAGAGACGGAATACGAATATCAGCAAGCGTGGAATCTGGCCAATGGCTGGCATGATGCAGAAGACACCGCCAGCGAAGAAAAGGCCAGCGCGCGCGCCCTGATTAAGGATATCGGCGCAGCCCGGCGCGCTGGCACGATGGCCGCGCCGACTATCTGCGCGGCGCTGCATAAGGCGGTAAAGGAGCATCTGCGCGCTATGCAAGAGGCGCTATCCCTGCGCGCGGCCATCGCGGATAATTTCCACTATTGGGCCGATGGCAAAAGCATCCCGATTGAGCAATTCGCCGCCGACAATATCTAAGCCGAAACGCGCCGCCATGGCGCGTCTAGGGGAAGCGGCCGCCCCCTACTGATGAGGCAGGCCAGATGGAAGGAAACCGCAATGCACATCGATCATAGCCGTTTGCCGGGCGCTAAGGCGCGCCGCATGACCCGCAAGGCGCAGCGCCGCGACAAGTCGGCGCGCCTGTTCCTTGCCATCGCGTTCCCGGCTTCGCTGGACGGGTTCCACGCACCGGAGGGCCGCTGAGATGGGCGAGGCAACGGAAACCCTAGAGCAGGCGATTGAACGCCTTGGTCTGTCCATCCGGGCTGAATTTGTGCCGTTCTCCAAGTCGCGCAATGCGGCGGAAAATCATCGCTCGCTCAATTGGCGGATAACGCTGGTCCAGCGCTACAAGAACGGTGAAGGTGATGACCGCTATCGGGATATCATCACCACCGACTACACGCAGGGATTCGGCCTTGCGCCAGCCTATAAGGCCAGCGTCAAGCAAGCCGGATCGGCCTATAGCATGTTGCGCGCATCGGCGATTGAGCGCGAAACCGAAACCGGCAGAATTACCGTTTTCGCGCCGGGCGGGCTGGCAATGTTCCAGAACGGCAAGGCCATCCCTGCCCCATCGGCGGCGGATGTCGTCTATTCGCTGGCCATTGACGCGGATGTCCTGAATTACGCCCGATTTGAGGATTGGGCCGATGAATTGGGCTTTAATTCCGATAGCCGCAAGGATGAAGCCATTTACAAGCAATGTATGGCCGACGCCCTGCAATTACGCGCCGGGATCGGGCAAGAAGCCCTGTCCGCCCTCCAGCTTGCCGCGCAGGATTATTAAGCCATGGCCTATCAGCGCAAAACCCGCGACGAATACGAATTGCAAGGCAACTATGGGCAGGGCTGGGAATGCCTGACCACGGAAGACACGCGCGCCGATATCCGCGCACGCCTGCGCGAGTATCGCGAGAATGAGGGCGGAGACTATCGCGTCCTGACCCGGCGCGTTCGACTGGAGGGCGCGGCCAATGCGTAAATATCTCTTCACTATCGCCAGCCGTTACACGGCCCCACTTGATAGCTATGACCGCGAAGAGGCCGGGCGCATCGTCGGCGCTATCGGCCGCATACTGCCCGGCGATATGGGCAAGCGCTGCTATGATGTCGGCGGCGTCCTGCAGGTGGAAAACGCCGATCAGGTGAAAGCGCGGGAATTGACCTATCAGGCGGCCAGCAAGGCCGGAGGCGGCCGGGATATCATCGCCCCCGATGGCTCCATCTGGCGCGTGTCCGATTGGTCCGCTCGCCCTTCGCCCATATCCTACGGCTGGCCAGCCATCCCGGGCGGGAAAGGCGAGGGCGCTTATGGGGCATATCAGGAATTGCCGGGAGGTTGCCGCAATGCGCGTTAAATCCGCCTTTACCCATGACTTCGGCCCGGGCGCCTTGAACCTGACTGTGGACGTCCCGGCGGGCGCTCCAGTCGATTGGCATAGCGCGAATGCATGTTGGTATGTCAGGCCGTCCTGCCTGCCTTCCTATGCGCGGCATGATGCCGAATATCGGGGCATCCGGGTGGAGGCGGACAATCTGGAGGAATAACCGGCGACGCGGGCCAGTCCCGCGCGCCTTCCTGCCCCTGCCCTAGCGCAGGCGCACGACGGCGATAGTGCCAGATGGAAGGACCACCCATGACCAATAATGCCACCCTCCAGCCGTCCGCCGTCTATTTCCACCCGTGGGCCTATGACGATGAAGGCGACCAGACTTATTGCGACGATCCCGCCGCCGCGCATGGCTGGTGCGTCTATACGCGCCACGACGGCGAAGAAAACGCGCCGTTTGACCTGAGCGACGAACAGGATTTTCCGACGCGCGAAGCAGCGGAAGCGGAAGCGATGGCGCGCGCGGCCCGCTTGGGCGTGGAGGCGCGGGAATACTGACAGGCGAGCGCGGCCCCATGCCGCGCCGTCCCCTTAGCGGCCGGGCGATCCCGGGCGCTAGGCGGGCGCTCAAGCCCTGATGGAAGGAAGAGACATGTTGCAGAATAGCGCATGGTATCGGCCAAGCGTGGCGGACCTGAATAAGCCGGAGCCATTTACGGCGAAGGACCAGGGCGACGCGACAAAGGCCTATTTGCAATGGCTGGCCGCGTCGCGCGGCTTCGCTATCCCGTCCGGTGTCTCTTATGAGCCGCGCGGCATCGTGGCAGGCGTAGGGAAGGACGCGAAAGTCATTCTTGCGATGCCCGGTTACATGGCGCGGGCGGATATCATCGATATCGAGGAAATGGACGACGCCGGGAACGTGGCGCGCTCCATCCGCATGAACGCGAAGCCTAACGGCGCGCTCCAGTGGAACGCGGCAAAGGTGCGGCAGGCATGCGGCCCGGTGGAAACCGCGCCCAAGGCCAAGCGCAAGGCCTGCCACAAGGCGGCAAAATGTTCTCCGCCCGATACGGCCGCAACAAATTCCGGCCCTGCAGTGGCCCCATTGACCGCCCCCCGTTCGGAGGAATCTGCCCCCATGAATAGCGAAGCCCTTGCGCGCATCGGCGCACTGGAAACGATGGTGCGCGACCTTTGCGCCGTTCTGGCCGCAAATCCCGCCCGTGTGGCGTCGATCCAGCCGGAAGCGGCACAATGTGGCGCGGATGTCGTGAAGGCGCTGAGCGGGCCGGAAATCGCCCCTGCGTCATTCCTTGACCTTGTCGGCGAAGCGCCAGCCGTTGCGGCGGCCGATGTCGTGGAGGCGATCGCGGCCGATGCTCCAGCCGATAGCGAAGCGATTGCGGCCATGCAGGCGCGGATTGACCGGCTGGAGGATGCCCTATCGCGGGCGCATGCTGGCCGCCGTCGCGCCGTGCGCGCCCTCCACCGCGAGCGCCGCGATAAGGTGCTGGCGCTGGCCGGCGCGCGCGAAGCCGATCAGGAGGCCATGGCGCAGCGTGACCGCGCCGACGCGGCAGAACGCACGGTCAGCCAGATGCGGCCGTTGCTCGATATGCTCGACCAGATGCGCCCCTATGGTGGCGCTGCGGTTGACGACGGCTTTTGCAAGCCCGCCCGGGGCGACGCGCGCTGGCCGATCAAGGCCCAGGCCTGACACCACCCTTTAGAGAAATGGAAGGACGACACATGAAACGCTATCTTATCGAAGGCTCCTGCGATGGCGGACTATTCGCGGAATCGGTTGACGCCCTCACGCTGGAGGATGCGGAGGCCTTCGCGGTCGAGCGCCTTTGCGAGGCGTGGGGCGTCGATTTCGACGAAGACACCACCCTTAATGACTTGGGCGACGCGGCCAGCGTGCGCGAATATACCCGCGCCGACTGCGCGAAGGACGCGGCCGAAACCCTGCTGGCCTTTGTCGAGCAGATCAGCCGCATGACGACGCAGGCGGAAGCCGATGGCCGCGATCTCGACAACGACACGGCGGTTGATGGGCTGATTGCCCGCGCTCGCACCATCCTTGCCGATATGGAGGCCAGACCCATGACCATTCCCACCATCAAGCCCGTGCGCGAGATCGGGAGCAACCGCGCGCCCTGCGTCCAGCCGATCCGGGTTGCCAAGGATCGGGCGACGCCGCACAGCCGCTATGCCCTTCACGAACGCGAGCGCAGGGGCCTCCCGACCAACCTGTGCGGCAAGCGCTCCGACTTCCTTGTGGACGGCAAGCCCATCTGTCGGGCGCACGCGGGGCACCTCGCCCTGTCGTGGATCATCACCCACCAGGACGGGAGCGCGGGCGCATGATCGACGCATCCACCCTCAAGGCCATCGGCGCGCTGCTCAATGCCGAGCGCCAGGCCGGTCGCGGCACCAAGATCGAGATCCTCCCGGCCGGGTTCCATGTCTCCTGCACCATCCGGCACAAGCTGCTGAGTGGGCACACCGTGCGCTACGCGGAGATGGTCATTCCGTTCACCTTTGCGGATGAGGCGGACGATGCCGCCGGGCTGCTGGCTGATATCGTCGGGCTGGTAGTGGGCAACGCCTCCAAGGTTACGCCGACAGCGCCCGCTCCAGCCGTGCCGCTCGATCATGACGATCCCAATTGCGGCTGCGACTGGTGCCGCCGCGTGGCGCTAGACCCGTCCGCCTGATCCCCCACCGGACGGCGGCCCACCAGCCGCCGCGAGGCTGGGCGATCATGCCCGAACACGAAAGGCCAATTTCATGTCCCAGACTTTCCCCCGCGAGATCAGCTCGCTCGATATCGCTGAATTGACCGCGCAGATTGCGTCGGCACACCTCTCGCATACCTCGCATACCTCGCATGCCGCTTCGCCCGAAGGCATCGGCGCGCTGATCCGCTCGATCGGCGATGCCCTTCGCTATGTCGCTGGCATGGACGCCAAGGAGGCGCCGTCCATCCCCAGCCCGCCCAAGCCGACCGCGAGCGAGATCCGCAAGTCAATCCGCCCCGATGCGCTCATCAGCTTCCTCGATGGCAAGCCCTACAAGATGCTCAAGCGCCACCTGGGGCTGAATGGCCACACGCCGGACAGCTACCGCGAGCGCTTCGGTCTTCCGCACGACTACCCCATGACGGCGGCCGCTTATTCCGAGCAGCGCAAGGCGCTCGCCGTCGCCTCCGGCCTGGGGCGCAAGAAGGCTTGATACCAATCCCCTCCCGGGCGGGGCACAGAGCCCGGGGACGCTTCAAGCAGATGGAAGGAATATACATGACCCTCAAAGACCGCATCCGCCGCTCCGCCTATGTCACGGGCAGCGCTTTCCCGCCGCTCTGGAAGGCGCTCCTTGGCCTGCCTCTGGTGGCGATGTGCAAGGCCAACGGGTGGAAGCGCGACATGCACGGCCGCATCTACCGCGTCGTGCGCGACACCGACCCGCCCAGCGCGCTCTTCTTCGGCCAGACCGCTATCTGGTTCGATGAGCGCGCGCCGGGCGGTGAGCGCGTCATGACCTGGAGCTATCGCAACGCCTGGCTGTTCGACATCGGTGCTCTGGGCTCGTTCATCCCCTCGGAGACGCACGATGCTTAAAGCCGGGATCACTGTTCGCGCCATGGCTGAGGTGCGGGGCGAGATCGCCGAATGGTCCTACACGACCAACGCGCGCAACATGTCGATGGCGATCACCTGTGCGGAGAGCGCGCTCCGCGTCTCCAGCGGCGACGGCGCGGCGCAGTTCGTGGAAATCCTCTGGGCGGGCGTCGCGGAAGCTGCGCCGGCCGAGATACTGATCGAAGGTAAGGCGGCATGACAGAGCGCTGGAGCAAAGCCGAATGGGAAGCGCGGTTGCGCGAAGAGCGCCTCAAGGCTGAGAACCGCCGCATCGCCCTCAATAGCCGGGCCAAGCAGCGCCTGCAGCACGCGATTGAAGCGCTGCGCACCGGCGCGACCGGGCTGGCGCTGGAGCTTCTGGAGGATGTTGCCCTGACCTGGAATGAGAACGTCGATGTTCGCGTCTCCAAGGTTCCCGGCAGCGACCGGGATGAGCGCTGCGTTGATCTCATGATCGAGCTCGCGCTGGGCAATATGTGGTTCCGCCATCAGGAGCGCTTCGACCGCCTCCGGCCGCCGCCTGGCGATTGCATCGTCCGCGCCATGGGTGACGGCCTTCTCTACTCCATGCGCGAGAGTGTCTTTGTTCGGGCGCAGAAGGAAATCGCCAAGCTCTATCCCGATGGGGACATCAACGGAGACAGGAAATGACCGACAAAATCACGACTTTCGGCGTGGTGGCGCTCCCTTCATGTATCACCTTCGGCGAGATGGACAACATTCTGCACGATCGCGCGGGCTGGTTCCGCGACACGCTCACCGTCCCGTCCACCACTGGCCCGCGGGAAGTCGACGCCATCTTCGATGGTAAAGGTCTCGCGGTCCATCGCATGATCGTGGAAGACGGCTATGGCGACGGCTTCTGCATTTCGGATGCCGAAAGTGGACTGCGCCTGTCCTACGGCGGCCGCGTCTTCGCTTCCTCCGACTATGCCGCGAAGATGGCTGAGGACTTCTTCGATGTCATGTTCGACCTCGCATATTGCGCCAGGATCGGGTCGACGCTGGCTGAGCAGAGCCGGGAGACCATGAGGAAGGCTCATGAGGCGGCTGAGCGGCGCGGGGAAACCCTGTCCACGCTGGTCTATCCCTCGGGGCGCGCGTGATGACCGAGCGCAAATACACCTCCATGACGGAGCGCGACGTCACCCGCATGGCCAAGATCCTTGTCGCGGCCGCTGGCGGCGAGATCCGCATCCCGCTCGATTGGCTGCAGCGCAACCGCTACGTGGATCTCACGCTGGATGAGGACGACAGCGTGCCCGGCGTGCGCATCTACCGCACGAAGTGGCTGCGCGACGCGCCGGGCGTGACGATCGAGGACAGCAAGGTCGCTCGCGACTATGCGGCTGGCCGGGAGATCATGGATCGCGATCGCATCCGCTCCCTGCCCCATGCCAAGGTTCCCGCCTCGCAAACCATCATCGACCAGCCGAAGGACGACGAATGACCACCCTCGCACACCCCAAATACGCCACCCTCATTGCCGAGCGCAGCACCCAGGCGCCCGAGGGCCAGCCGCAGAAGCCGCGCTGGACCTCCATGCGGGTTTTCTACCTATACGCCCCGCCGCCCAGCGCGCGCGGCCGCCGCTGGCTCACGCTCCTGACCGGCCACTCCAGCCTGCCGGGCGAGACCGACCGGGAGCAGTCGTCCCTGCGCACCACCCTTGAGGACAGCATGCGCCTCATCCGCCCCTCTCCGATCGGCGACGATGTGAAGCAGGACGCGCGCAACTGGCTCCTGGCCAACAGCGCCAAGGTCATGATGGGGATCGTCAACGGCGAGGGGCAGGCGACCGATGATCTCCGCTGGGCGATCGAGGTTGCCGGCCGCATGATCGAGGCGAAGGACGGCACCGTGCTTTCCGACGCTGAGAGCAACGCCATCCGCATGCTGGTCGAGCATGTCGAGGTGTCGATCGGCTCGGGGGAGACGGTTGATGCATAGGGGGAGCACGCCAAGGCCGGCTGCGCCCAAAGCGGATCCGGTTTCGACCGAGCGCCAGTATCTCCTTGGCATCGGCGACAACATCCACCGCCTCGCGTCGGAATGCTCCCACCCTCTCCCGTTCAAGCAGGAGAACCTGGACCTCATCCGGGGGAACTTCGCCCAGCTCGGGAATATCTGCATCGGGCTGGTCGAGGTGATGACGCTGCAGCTGGAGCGCATCGAGGCGCTGGAGGCGAGCCTTGGCAAATGAGCTCATCACCGGAGCCGACAGCCGCCCGCGCCTCCACATCTGGCCAGCCGCAGGGGAGCCGTTCCAGCGCTACTCCCTCGGGGCGACCGGGCGCCGCTTCGAGGGCATGGAGGCATTGCATGATACGGTGGCTCTGGCGGTTTATTCCATGGCGGGCCGCCTGGACAAAGGAGCGATCATCGTCATCGAGAAGTCGGATCAACCCACATATGGAAAGGAAGAAGACCATGACTGAGGGAACCGTTCACCAGCCGGAAGGCCGACCGGAACAGCCGTGGAAGATGGAGCACATCATCCAGACCCCGCACCTCATCCGCGGCGCCGACATGGCCCATGAACTGGCGCAAAAGCCGGCGGCGCTCGATAGTGCCCCGCTCGACCAGAGCCGCGTCTGGGACGTCGAGATGAAGATCGACGGCATCTGCGGCCTCTACATCGACGGCCGCATGGTGACGCTCGAGGGCACGCCGCTCGACTGCGCCACTCATTGCATCCCCGCTCTGGCGGAGATGGAGCGCCTGGCGGGCATGCCGCTATTCTTCCATGGCGAATATGTCGAGCCGGCAGGATTCGACGCGACGATCAGCGCCTTCAAGTCGCGCAAGGGCATCGGCTCGCTCTTCCTCCACGACATGGTCCCGCTCAACATCTGGCAGAGCGGCCGCCGGTGCGAGCTTGCGCGCCGTGAGCGCCGGCACACGCTCGAGCAGCTGGTGAAGAAGGTCGCTTGCCCTTGGGTCGGGTTCATCACCAGCCGCGAGGTCAAGGGCCGCGATCTGGTGCGCACCTTCCAGCAATATGGCGCGATGGGCGCTGAGGGCATGGTCATCAAAGACCCCCACGGCTTCTATGAGCGCCGTCGCGGCGGTGGCTGGTTCAAGATGAAGTGCGCCAACACGCTCGATGTCCATGTGATTGACCTGCTCATCAAGAACTCTTCGCCGGCCGGCATGATGGTCAAGACCAGCGCGGGGCGGACCATGAAGGTCGTGATGGGCGTTGGCCGAAGCGAGTGGCAGGAGCTCGAGGCGGCTCTTGCGGCCGGGAAGGCGCCGATCGTCGAGATCCTTGAGCAGCAGCGCGTCGGGGCGAAGAACGGCGGGTCGCCGGCTCTGGTGCGCCTGCGCCATGATCGGAGGTGGTGAAGATGGGCGCGCGCGGCATCCCGGGAACGCCCCGGCCGGGCAACGGCTACAACAATGGCGGCAAGCGCTGCGAGGCCATGAAGGCGCGGCTCAAGGAGATCCAGCGCCGGCAGGCCGCCGGGGAGCCGGTCTATGGCAAGCCCCTGCCCTCCATGCCGATCAATGAGGGGAAGAAGTGAGGGGGCTCGACCTCATCGTGCCAGAGGCCATGGCGCGGGGGATCGAGGCAGAGGCCAGCCGCATCGCGCTCGAGCGGCATGAAGCATGGCTCCTGCGCCTCCAGGCAGCGGCAATGGTTGTGGGCTGCAGGTTCGCCGTCAACAGCCGGGTGCGCTACCCCCTGTCGCGGGATTGGTGTGATCCGATCGAGCCTTACGAACTGGCATGGACGCATGTCATGCTTGCCCCGGGGGAGGCGCCCCCGTCCTCGATCGCATGTGGATGGGCTGGACCGTCTTCGAGCACCGGGACGATCTGGGCTGGCAGGGCCGCAGCCTCGGGGAGGGGAAGCGTTGAGGCCGAAATGGAAGCCGATGGATTGGCGTGAGCGTGGCCGGCAGCGACAGATGACATCAGCCCTTGCTCGAGGCCAAGGGTGGCGGTGCGGGATATGCGGCCTGGGGCTATGGCGCGTGCCAGCTGGCGATCTGCCAGACCCTCGCCTCGCCACAACCCGCGATCATGTCGTGCCGCTACATGCGGGCGGGCAGCACAGCATGAACAACATGGTCGCAGCGCATGGCATCTGCAATCAGCGCAAGGGCAACCGCATGCCGACGGGGTGCGAACTGATCTGGCTCGAGGTGGCGCGGCACGGCTTTGTTCGCGAGTGGGAGCGCCTGGCTCCGAACCGGCGCAAGCGCCACCTTGCCGCGCAAACTGATCCATGACATAGGATCGTTATTCCTTTGCAGGATGTGTCGAGCTGATTGGCCTTGGCCCGACAGGAAACCCCCGGAGGCTCCGTCTCTCTGGGGGTTTTTCTTTACCCGTATCTCTTCTTCATCGCCGTCAGGCCGGTGGCGAACCGGACATGATAGTTGTTCGACCGGAAGGCCGAGCCGTTGTAGCGCGAGACGAACGGGATGCAGCTATCGGGATCGCCGGGCTGGCAGGCGCGCAGCTTGGCCGCGAGGCCATTGCCCTTCACGAACAGGACGAACGCATCCATCTGGTCGCCGACGGTCTGTGACTGCCGCCAGGCAAAGGCCCAAGGCGAAGGCGCGCCGCAGACAGCGAAATTTTCGCCCAGGATCTGGAAGCCGCCGTAGGAGGCCGAGGCAAAGCCGGCGTCAACGTCGAGCGCGACCGCATCCATAACCTGATCCCAACGCCCCTGCTGGCTCGCGGGATAGAGCTTCTTGTTCCAGACCTTGGATGAGATCTTGGGATGGCTGGCGTCGTAGCGGTGCCCGGTCGCCTTGGAGAAGCGGTGCGGCTCGAAGAGGATCGTCGGCATGCCATTGGTGAACGGGTTGCCGGTCGCCTCCACCTCATAGACGGCCCAGATCTTGTAAGGCTCGACGTCCAGTATGGCGGCGGCCTGCGCGACGTCACTGGCAGTCAGGGCGAGATCCGGCCCGGCCTTGAGGCACGCGATGGTCGCCGCGCGGCTCTTGCCGCCCCAGATTCCATCGATCGCCCCAGGGTCGAAGCCCAGGCGCTGGACGGCGAGTTGGAGATCCTTGTGGCTCATGTCGCTCATGGCAGCTTCTCCTGCGCGGCTTCGCTCTTCGTCATGGAGATGGCCGAGGGCGTCCACTGGTTCATGATCTGGAGCTTGGCCGTCTCACGACGCGCGATGATCTGGCGCCAGATGGCAACCAGCGTGAGGACGATGACGCCCAGCGCAGGCGCGAACTCGACGCTCTGGATGTAGGCGATGACCTTGAGCAGGTCGCGCGTGCCCAGGACAGCCAGCAGGCCGGGCAGGGCCGCGACCAGGATGAGAAGGTCGCGGGTGAGGGTGGAAGCCTGCGCAGCTACCGGCGTGGTGGGGACGATGATCGGCGTGTCGGGCTTTTCGATATCGAGATCGGGCATGATTGCCTCCCTGTTATAGAGGCGAACCATTTATCACAGCGAGGCAGCAGGCGCTATCAGCGCGGCCCGGCGCGCTTCTCAACCATGTAGCGCAGCAGGTCGACCACGATGGCATGGACGAAGCGGATCGTCGCGAAGCCGCCCCAGCCAGCCGCCACGCCAAGCGACAGGATCTGCCAGATGGGAAGGTCGTGATCCGCTGCCACCGCGCCGACGATCGAGCCGAGCGCGGGAAGCATCGAAAGTTCTATGAAGAGGCGGGCACGGGTGAGGGGGAGACCCTTCTCAGCCCGGTGCCCCAGCCGGGCGATCTGGCCCGATAGAACGGCGAGGATGGCAAGCGCTCCATATGGCCATGCGGCAACAATCTTTTCCCACATGATGGCGCGATCCCGTTCAGAAGTAGAACGAGATAACCCCTATACCGATACCGGCTAGAGTGAAACCCAGCGATATGAGCATGCTAGTCGTGGGCTTGGGCGAGATGGCCGCCAGGCCGCCCGCCATGCCGAGGGCGCCGAAGACGGCGGACATCAGATCGAGCACGCGATCGAGCGGAATCAGGCGGGCGGAATGTGCCGGCGAGACCAGCAGGGCGACGTCGCCGGTCGCGTTGAAGCCATAGCCCATCCCCATCAGCACCATGCCGCCCAGCAGCATGACGACGGCCCATGGCTTGATGAGCGACATGTTGAGGGTGAGGAAGACCTCATCGAAAGCCCGGGTCCATTCGCGCGTCGCGTCGCGGCCAGCCATGGAGTGGCGGACGATGCGGCCGCCAGCCTGGGCGAGAGGGACAAGGGTTGATCCGGCTGAGACCGAGAAGCGGACGCCCCACATCAGGAGCAACCATGCGCCGGCCACTGCTGCGACGTCCATGAAGCCGGGATCTTGCGTTGCCATCTCTCAGTCTCCCCGGCGGTTAATCTTCCGATCGGCGATCATCGCCATGAACACAACTATCGCGCCTAGCCCCAATATCCCCCACATCAAGCTCACCTCGTCTTCCCCCGGAAATCGCAGCCAGCGCTACGATGAAAACCTGTAGCACGAACAGCACATTGACGCTGAATATTTGATACCAGCGGGCGCCGGGCGCGATGGAGTCGAAGATGCCGCGAACCAGCAGCGAGGTGACGGCGAGGATGGCGACAGGGAGCGTCCATGAGCGCTGGTAACGGAAGAGGGCGAAGATGATGACGATCATCGACACGGCCGCCGCATCCCCGCCGCCGGAGATGATGCCCTGATACCAAGCCGCGTTGCTCGCCAGCGTGTTGAACAGCAGCGCGCCGGCGCAAAGGCGGGCGGCCGGGCGATCGTCATCCGATGCACCGTTGGACAGCCCCAGGCAAAGGGCTGCTATTCCGATGAAGAAGATCGTCTCCGGCCGCACCGCGATTATTCCGGCCGGTCCTTGGGCTCGCCGTCGCGCGCTGCCATGCCGCGACCAGCGTTACCGATCTCATTGAGATCATCTTCGGTCAGGCCCAGGATGTCCGCGTGGCGCCAGATCCCAGCCCAGAGCGACTTGTGCAATTCCTCAAGTTCCGGGCTGAGCGAAGCGGCTTCGGCCTCGCGCAGCTTGCCGGCGATCTCGAGCGCAGTTTCCTTTGGCGTCATGCTGATCGTCTCCATCTTTGCATTTTATGCAAATTGCATAATTCCCGCTGGAGGCTGATCCATATCAGCACCAAAGCCAGCCGTTAAGCTGTTCGTATTGGAGTTTGCCCTTCTCGACGCTTGCTCGCACCGATTTATCGGAAACCGCAGTTTTCCGTCAGATCAGGCTGTCTATCGTGAAGGGACGCACGTAGCGATTTGAATATGGCTGGGAAGTTCCGCCGCCAGCGAAGTCCCCATAGGCGATCCGGTCGTGGATATAGGGGCCAGCCTTGCCATTGGGGACCGCGAGCATCATCGACGACTGCTCCCTCCATAGCTCGGAATAGTTCTTCTGGAACTCATCCTGAGTGAGCATGGCAAGCTCAAACTCCTGCCGGCGCATGATGAGGCCGGGCTGGCGATCGAGGACGCCGGAGCGAAGCCGCTTATACTGGCCGAGATCCACGGGCGTTTCCTTGCGGTCGACAGCATGCGCACGGGTCGCCTGGTTGAGCCCCAGAACGATATGGTCGCAGGCAAAGACGTTGCCCGGGACTGTCGCGGTGATGACTATGCGCCAGAACTGATAGGCTTGCGGCGCCGCCAGGCGGATGAGGCTGTGATATCCCGGGCGGCTGGGCAGGTTCGGGGAAGCGCGACCAGCCGCCGCCGTGAAGGTGAACGCCGGGCTGGAGCCTTCCGCGATCGCCGCCGTGCTACCCGCCTTGACGGTGATCGAAGACGATTCCGGCAGATTGGTGTTGAGCAGCGCGATCGTGTCGATCGGATCTCCGCCTATCTGGATAGTGATGGCATGAGAACCGCCGGTGTTGAGGTTCCACCATGCGACCGGGCTGGGAACGCCGACATTGACAGCAGGGTGGCCGGCGACAGCACCATTGGCCGTCACGGCAAGGAAAGGCAGCGGGCGGGCGAGGATCGCCTTATCGACAATGATGTTGCCCGTATCATCCGCCCAAGCGGCGCCAGCCGAGGTGCGGATCGGCGTCACCGCCCCCCAGCCGTCATTGACGGTGGCGGACGTCCAGTTGCGCCCTCGGGCATAATAGGTGGTGCCCGCGTTCAACCCCGACAGGGTCATTGTCGTGCCGGCGGCGGAATCGAACCGCGGCGAGGCCGAGCGCGAGAAGTCGGGGCGCGTCGAGAGTTGCAGCTCTGTCCTGGTCCCGGCCTTGCCGCTCAGCGTGATGTTCGCGCTTGTCGCGGTGACGCTGGTTACAGAGATGCCGACGCTCATGCGTGGAGCTCGATGCTGTGACGGCCGGAGCCCATCTGATAGCCGTAGGAGATCACCCGCATATTCTCGTTGATCCGCTTGTCCTCATCCAGGACCGTGAAGCTCGGGGCTGTCGGCGCGATCGGGATGCTGTTGCCAAGGCTCAGCCCCTCGAGAACTTCGACAGCGATGTGAGCGGGGGCGATCTTCGATCGGATGGCGAATAGCGCGTTGGTGACGGTCCGCGCATCGTCAGCGGAGTCATAGAACATTTCGATCTCTTCGGTCGAAGCGTCGATTGCATCCGGGAAGCGGTCAAGGATCGTGTCGTCCTTGGCTGTGACCACGACGCCGTTGGTCGTGTATTTCGCGATATCAGCTGGAAGAGCGGGCATATAGGGGCCTCCTGTGCGCCCTATAGCGGATTATCTGGGACCGAACCAGCGTGGCGCGCGTAGCCTGCTCAGACACCGCGCGCCAGCCGATTGGTCATTCCTGAGAGGCGGCGTCGACAATCGCCTGCACGCGCGCCACTTCACTGTCGAAGAAGTTGCTGACGTTGCGGACGGACGTAATGACATTGTTGGCCTGGCTGTGCGGCGATCCCATCTCGCTGGACGGCGCCAGCTGGGACAGCAGCGCTTCCAGATCGGTGGCGAGGGTGGCGACCTTGCCGGACTTCAGCGCGGCCTGGATGGCCTTGAGGCCGTCGAGGTTGGCGATGGCGATCTGGCGATCGATTTCGTCGCGTTGGGCCAGCAGCTCGGCCGGGGTCGGGTTTGCAGTGCTCATGGTCATTCTCCTCAGGAAGCTAGGCGGGTTTTCAGATCGGCGATGTCCGCCGCATTCGAACCAATCGAACAGGACTGGGTCGAAACCGCCGATTGCAGCGTGGCGATCTGGCCGGATTTCGTGCTGCTAGCGATTTCAAGATTTCTGATGCGTCGATGCAACCCATCGATGCCGAACATCAGCAGGGCGAGGATGATCAAGGCAACTACGATAATCATATGCTTCTCCTTCGAGCCAATAGGATCAGGCCGGCGTCGCTGACTTTGCGGGCGCCTAGCTCTCGACGCCGTCCATTTCATCAAGGCTTTCGCTGACCAGCAGCGTCATGCGTCCCGCGCCGAACTGGACGAAGATCTGCGCGCGCTCACCATCCGCGCCGGCGGCGATGTCGCGGCGGCCGATGATCGAGTTGCGCGACATAGTGACCTTGCCCCGGACGGCGTCGGTGACGCCATCTTCCCCGGTGACCTTCTCCACGATCTCGACCTCGATCGGGTTTTCGAAGGCGGCGCCATCCAGGGCGAGCTTGCGGACAAAACCATATTGGTCGGACAGCTGGTCGATCTGGAGGCCGGCGCCCATGTCGTACACGACAGCTGCAGGGTTTTTGCCATCGCTGGGCTTCATAACCGCGAACAGGCCATAGGCCGGCAGTTCGAGGCGGCCACCGGCGGCAAGGTTCAGTTTCAACAAAGTCGTTCTCCTTAGAAGTTGGTTACGTCGAGAATGATAGCGCTAGAGGTCGGTCACGTCGACGATCAGAAAGCCGTCAGCGGTTACGTCCCATTCCTTGCCGGGCGGCAGGATCGGCGTGCGGCCATAGTTTAGGCTCTCATAGACATCGTTCCATGAGATATCGGCGGTGCCGAATGTGGTGCCGGACCAGAAAGCGCCCTCGATCTTGCTGTCGACCAGCACAGACCATTGAGCATCATCGTCGAATGCGTCGGGGTCGACGACAGGGACGCCGTTGCGCCGATACTGGTCCGAGTAATGCTTGTATCCGACGAAGCCGCTTTGAATGGAGGCATAAGTGCGTCCGGCCGGATAGGTCGATCCGCCTGGGTTTGGCACCACGCGCAGGCTGTCGAAGTCGCTGGAGTAGGTGACCTTTTGCGTCAGCGGATTCCATGTCGTCAGGCCAACGGGGGACGGGACCAGTTCGTCGGCGGGCGCGAACGCCCACCAATCCACTGGCTGGCCCACGGCGCCCTCACAGCCGTAAACTTCCTGCCAGACGTCCCCCACCTGCCGCTGCCCGATCTTGCCGACAGCAAACGACGCGCGCACCGCGATATACATCAGGTCATATTGGCTTCGGATAGGGATTTCGATCGAGCTGGGCAGGGTCGGGCCGCCAATGCTTGCCTTGGTGGTGGCCGTGCCTTTCGAGTGAAGATAATAGGTCGGGAAATCGCTGTCGAAATTCAGCTTCCCATCCTCGCGGTACATTGTCAGATAGCCCATTAGATCAGCCCGTAAGTGATGAAGACATAGGGTCGCTCAAAGACAGCAGACCCATCCGCCCGGTAGGACCAGTAAATGGACTGGCCGTCGATCCAGACAGAAGGCATATAGCCATCGATATCCGGCATTCCGGCGAAGCGGGTGAAGATGAACGGATCGCCAAGGGCGAATTGCGGCACCGCGATAGACCCGGTCTTGGCAAAGCCTGCGCCGCCGATCGCGGTGGTTCCAAGGATCATATGGAAGCGCGTGCTGCGGCTTACCTTCAGCCGCCCATTCGGGTCCCAGACTTCGAAGACAGCGGCCATCAGGCTACCCCCAGACGAATGGCTATGTTGCCGTTGGGATGGTAGATCCTGATATTGTTGCCGCTGTATTCGAAGCGTTCACCTGTGCTGGATGGTGGGATGATCGAGAACTTGTCCGCACGCACCGCGAAGTCAGAGCGCTGGCCGTTATTGTTCATCGCCACTCCGCTGACGTAGCCGTTCACGTCAATTTCAACGCCCCAGCGGCCGAGAACCGTCGCCACATTGCCTTGGATTGTCGTGATCGCGGTCGCCTGGGTGCTGATGCTTACGCCCTGGGTCGCCACGGTGCTGGAGAGCGAGGCATATTGCGTTCCCAGGGTCGAGAGCGTCGAGAAACTCTGCGTGATGCTTGCTTCGGCGCTGTAGGGCGACCAGGTGCTGCCCCGCTCCAGCTTCATCTGCCGGAAGCCGACCGTGCCTCCATTTTGCGGCACGCCTACAAAGCGGCAAACGATGTTGGTCGTGCCCGTTGGGGCGGTAGCCGTGACGGCAATCTGCCCGCGCCGGCCGGTGGTGGTGTCGAAGTCGGAGACGGTTGCAAGTATGTTCTGCGCGCTATCAAGCAGGATATCGCCGGCAGCGTTGCGGAACAGCATGTCGCAATAAACCGCGCTGCCCGAGCCGGTGCAGACGGAATCACAGGCCAGCGTATAAACCCGACCGGCATTGGCTGCGACCGGCGCGAACTGAAACACCTGCGTGCCGGTTGCAGTCGTGCTAGCGATCGGCCCCCAATCAGCGCTGATGGCAAAACTGTAACCGCCGGCCGACCCCACGCCGCTGGCGAAGCCATTCTCAAGCCCGCCATTGGGCAGGAGATTGGGGCTGGACGCGGCGACCCGCGTCGTCAGGCTGGCAACATTGCCTTGCAGCGTCGAGGTCGTGGTCTGCAGAGAGCTGATCGCCGCGCCCTGCGCCGATACCGTCGACGACAGACTCGACTGCTGCCCCTCCAGTGTGCTGATCGCGGTGGCCTGGCTGGAGATTGTCGCGCCCTGGGTGTTGACCGTTGTGGTCAGGCTCGCAAGGCTGCTGGTCGCATTGCTGAGCGCAGTCGCCTGCGTGCTGATCGTCGTGCTGGCGCTGCCCGGCGAATAGGCCACCGGGCCACCCGTCAGGCCGGGCACCTGGGCGAGCTGCGGCCGGGTGAACCAGCCATAGCTTTCGCTGCCCGCCTTGGTGCTGTTCTTGAGCAGGATGACCACGACCTTGGTGGCGCCGGCCGGCGCCAGACCACGCCGGAACAGCGGCAGGAAGGCGGACAATGTCGCGCCCTGGCTGTCACTCGTCTTGGCGGCGGTGAAGTCCTGGACCGTGCCGCCGTTGGCGTCCTGAAAGCGCAGATAGATCGTCAGGTTGGCATTGACGTTGGCCCCCAGGCAGCTGGCTTCGTAATATTTGCCCGGCTCCACCGCGACGGCGGTCGACTGCCAGAAGGCATAGGCCGTGCTGTTGGTGTCGCCCTGGCGAATGCCAAGCGTGTGTTCATTGGGCAGGCGATAAGCGTCGCCCAAAAGATCGCGGGCGCCGGTGTGGCTGCTGCCGCTCTGGTTGAAGAACCATCCCGATGTATCGACCGCGAAATCTGTATTCTGCAACAGGTTGCCGCCCAGCACGATCTGGGTCTGAAGCGTAGCGATCTGGCCGGATTGGGTGGACGATGCCGTTTGCAGCGTGCTGATTGATGTCCCTTGCGTGGAGACGGTCGAGGACAGGCTCGATACCGTGCCATTGAGGCTGGTGAAGCTCGATTGTAGCGACGTGATGCTGCCGCCCTGGGTGGACACCGTGCTAGATAGCGTCGCAAGGCTGCTGTCGAGACCGGAATAAGCGGTGAAGCTCTGGACGATCGAGGCTTCGGACGAGAAGCCGGTCCAGCTTGTCCCCATCTCCACTTTCACCCGGCGGAAGCCGATGGTGGCGCCCGAGACAACATTGCCGATGATCCGCGCGCGGATCCGCATCGTGCCGCTGGGCGCGACAGCAGACACGGCGATCAGGCCCCGGCGGGTATCATCGGTCGAATAGTTGAACGGGCCGGCTTGGGTATTTTGCGGCCCATCGAGCAGCACATTGCCGCTCGCGTCGAGGAACAGCAGATCACAACAGATGTCCGACCCGCCCAAGGCAAGCGGATCGCAGGAAATCCAGTAGGTCGCGCCAACCTGGACCTGCGTGATGTCGCCGAACTGGAAGACATGCTGGCCATTGGTCGATGTGGAGGCGTTCGGTCCCCAGGTGCCCCAGTTGCCATAGGTAAAGCCGCCGTCGCTGATGGCGCCGGCAAAGCCATTCTCCAGCCCGCCATTGACCAGCAGGTTGGTCTGGGCCGCATTCACTCGCGTGGTCAGGTTGGCGACATTGCCCTGCAGCGTAGTTATTGCGGTGGCGTTCGAGCTGATCGACGAACCCTGGGTCGCGACCGTCGATTGCAACGTGCTGATCTGCCCGGCCTGGGTGGTCGACGCCGACTGAAGCGAAGTGATGGAGCTTTCCGCCGTGCCGACCCGCGTCGTCAGGCTGGCAAGCGACCCGCTCAGCGACGTGTAGGAGGATTGCAGGCTAGTGATGCTGCTGCCCTGGGTCGATACGGTGGTTGACAGCGTTGCAAGGCTGCCCGTTGCGGTCGTGAGCGTCTGGATCGTCTGATAGACGCTCGCCTCGTTGCTGTAGGGCGACATGACCGACCCGACTTCCAGCTTGGCCTGGCGGAAGCCGCAGTTGGTGACGCCGGCCACATTGACGACGCCCATCTGAATGCGGACCTTGGTCGTATTGGCAGGCGCAGTCTGGGTGGTGCGCAGGCGACCGTCGGAGGTGCTGGTGAAGCCCGCCCCACGTGTCTTGTAGACCGTGCCGACCGTGGTCCAGCTGCCGCTGACCAGGAACGCCATCTGCAAATACATCTGGCCGGCTGTCGCCAGGAACTCGGCGTCGACAGAAGCCGTCCAGGCCTGACCCGGCGAGGCGTCAAACTGCTCGCTCTGCAAGCCGGCATTGCCGTTCGAAAGCCCGGCCGTGTTGACGAACGGACCCCAAAAGCCGTTGACCGCGCCCCAGCTGGCGGCGCCGACAACGACCCAGCCGGTCGCGCCGCTTTCGAAGCCGCCATATTTGAGCAGGTTCGTGGACGCTGCATTGACCCGCGTGGTCAGGGTGGCGAGGTTCGCGCTGGTGGTCGAGGTCGTGGTCTGGAGCGAGGTGATCGACGCGCCCTGGCTGCTGACCGTCGTTTCCAGCGTGGCGGTGCGCCCGGTCAGGCCGGTGATGGCCGTCGCCTGGCTGGAAATGCTGCTCTCAGCCGAGGACACGCGCGTCGTCAGGCTCGCGATATTGCCATTGGCCGTGGTGATGGCCTGGGCATTCGCGCTGATGTTGCTGTTGGCGGTGGCGATGTCGGTCGTGTGCTGCGCGATCTGGCCTGTATGGGTCGAGGTCGTGCTTTGCAGCGTGGTGATTGAGGCGCCTTGCGTGCTGACCGTCGTCTGCAAGCTCGATACCGAACCTTGCAGCGTAGTGATGGCGGTCTGGGCCGAGCTGATCGACGCGCCCTGGGTGCTGACGGTCGTGGTCAGGCTGGCGACGCTGGCGGTCGCGGTGTTGGTCGCCGACCAGTTGGAGAACAGGCTGGCTTCGCTGGAGAACGGCGTCCAGCTATTGCCGGTTTCCACCTTTACGCGGCGGAAGCCTGCGACCTGATTGCTGACGACATTGGCCACGACGCGGGGGCGGATTTTGGTGGTACCGCTGGGCGCCACGGCCGGCACCGCGATCAACGATCGACGCGTGTCATTGGCGCTAAAATTGAAAGGCCCTGCCTGACTGTTCTGGCCACCATCGAGCAGCACATTGCCGCTGGCGTCGAGGAACAGAAGATCGCAGTAGATGGATGACGCGCCCAGCGCGAGCGGGTCGCAGGAAATCCAATAGGTCGCGCCAACCTGCACAGCGGTGATGTCGGCAAATTCGAATATCTGGGTTCCGTTGGTAGACGTGGTCGCGATCGGACCCCATTCCGGTGCATTGCTCCAGCTGAAAGACCCGCTAGTGATGGCGCCAGAAAAGCCATTTTCGAGGCCGCCATTGGGCAGCAGGTTCGTCTGGCTGACATTAACCCGCGTCGTGAGGCTGGCGATATTGCCATTGGCGGTGGATACGGCCGACTGAAGCGTGCCGATGGTCGCGCCCTGGCTCGACACCGTCGTCTCCAGCGTCGCAGTGCGACCGGTCAGCGCGGTGATGGCGGTGGCATTACTGGAAATCGACGCGCCCTGGGTTGCGACGGTCGTTTGCAGGCTGGCGACATTGGCCTCGGCCGAGCTGATCGCGGTGAAGGCCTGCGCGACCGATGCGTCATTGGAATAGGCCGACCAGGTCGTGCCCTTCTCCAGCTTGACCTGGCGGATGCGCGCGCGATCGGAAGCGGAGGTTGCGACACAGACCAGGCGCACGCGCACCGACGCCGTGTTGGCGGGCGTGGTGAGGGTGAAGGCGCGGCCTGCTCGGTCGCCCCACACCGTGCCCGAAGCGGCGGCGTTCTGCCCGCCGTCCATCAGGTTTGCGCCGGACGCGTCATAGCACTGGATATCGCAATAGGAGGTCGCGCCCGTGTTGCGGGTCTCATAGCCCAGCGTCAGGGCAACGCTGGCCTCCATCGGGATCGCATCGCTGGTCAGAACGAACGTGCCGCTGGCGGTGGGCGTGCAGAGGAAATAGGCACCCTCGCTGTTGTTGGTGTTGACCGTCCAGGTCGCCGAGCCGGTCCACCCGCGCAGCAGCGCCTCCGGCCCGCCATTGGGCAGCAGGTTCCGGCGGTTGCTGGACAGGCGCAGGCTATATTCGGCCAGCGATCCTTGCGCGTTCGTGATCGCGGTCGCGTTGGCGGTGATCGCCGCGCCCTGGCTCGCCACGGTCGATTGCAGGCTGTCGATATCGCCTTCAGCGTCCGCGATCCGCGTGGTCAGGGCCGAGACATTGGTATTGATCGACCCGACCTGCGTATTGAGGCCGGTCACGCTCGCGGCGATGCCGGCAGCCTGCGTCTCCAGGGCATCCACGTCGCTGTTGAGCGCCGACAGGCTCGCATTCACCGACGTTTGCAGGTTGCTGATCGACCCTTCGGCGGCGCTCATGTCCGCTGCCAGAGCGGCCACAGACTGGGACAGGTCGGACTGCGCGGACTGGATCGATGCGATATTGCCCTGGGCGGTGGTCATTGCGCCTTGCAGCGCATCGACCTCGGCATTGACCGCGGAGAAGTCGGCCGCGACGCTCGACTGGATCGCCGCGATCTGCGCCTGGGCAGCGGCGATATTGGTCTGGGCGGTGGCAGTGTCGGCGGCGAGCTGGTCGAATTCGTCCCGCTCTTCGTCGTTCATGCCATCGGTCGCACCCGGCTCGGCAGGCTTCAACGCTTCAACCGGCGTGCCGTCTTCATAGGTGATGTTGCCGGCCGTGATCGCGTCGGCCAGGCGCTGCCAGTCGGTGTTGCTGTCGGACGGGACCGAGCCTGCCTTTGGCGTCTCGCTGATGAACAGCCAGCGCGAGCCATTCGCCATCGTGACGATGTTGCCCGCATAATACGTCGCGTCGACCTCGAAGACGCCGACCTCGATCAGATCGTCGATGAAGAAAACCTGATCGATCGACAGGACCGCCGCCGGGCGCGCAGATCGCGCCTTGATAGCGGTATATGGCGCGGACAGTTCGGCGGTCTGCGAAGTCGTGACGCGCGGCTCCTGCGCGCCTGAGCAGTCGAGCGTCCCAACCGGAGCGCCGGTCACAGCCCGCGAGATCGAAATCCGGTTCTGGAGCGTGACCAAGGGTGTCGATATTGCCGACAGGGCCAGCTTCTCGAAGAGGTCGAGCACCGTGCGCTGCGACGATGTCCAGTAGCTGACAGCATAAGGGAGGGCGACATCGACCGCGTCGAACGCCGCGACATCCACGCGCGAGACGTCGACGCCGGCATGGGTCGTGATGATGCGGCGGCAGATCTGGCCGATGCGGTTGGAGCCGAACGTCGCATTGGCAGTGATGACGCCAGCCGGGGGGGACCCGAGGCCGACCAATCCCTGCGCAACGCACGTCCCCCACTGGCCCGGCCCGATCACCTTGGCGACGATCGCCGCCTTGAGCGCCGCATATGTGGGATAGTCGTCGACCCTCGGGCCCATGTCCGACGCTCCCTCCATGAGCCGCGTGATGGCCAGCGTGTTGCCGTATCCGTCGATCTGGCCAATGTTGTCGGTGAGGTCGAACCAGACGGGCGGGATGTTCTCCTTGGCGCCGAAGCCGGCCGGGCGCAGGGTGCCGCGCAGCGAGATATCGCCATTGATCCCGCCAAGGCCGGAGAAGTCGCTATTCAGCAGCGGCTTCTCGAGGTCCGATGTCCACACCTCCGCCGATATGAACAGCGTGAAGCCGTCTTCACTTTCCCGAACGCTGGTAATGCGGCCATCGAACTCCGGCTTGGTCAGGTCCAGATCTTCCGCCATGGAAGCGTAGATCCGAACCGGTGCAGAGCGCAGGTAGAGCGCATTGATGTCGACAGACCGGACGTTGGCCTTGATGATCGAGAACGTCGCACGGCCTGCGCGGATCTTCCCGTCGACCTGCGGCGTGCCGATATCCATGGAGATCGCCGGCCGGTCGCTGACCGCAGGCTCCCACGAATACCCTGCGATGCCATAGGTGTTGGGCGATGGCCCGTCGGCCAGATAGATCGGCGCGCGTGACCCGGAGCCCTTGCTCCAGGCGTCAATGACAATCAGCGCGGAACTGAACAGAGGAAGGATCATACGTCGTCCCGATCTTTAGGCGTTAGAAGTTCTGCAACAGGGAGGTAGCACTCCCGACATTGTTTGTCTGGAGGGCTATCGACTGGACGGCCGCCACAACATCGTCGAGCTTCTTCGACAAGGCCTGCGTCTGGCTGTTCGTCGCCGCCAGCTGGGACTGGCCGATCGATGCGATCGTGTCCTTGACGGCCGTGTCGGTTTCAAACGGAGAGCCGGCCAGCCCGCCGTATGAGCCAGCGGATTCCTCGAGCGCGTCCTTCGCCTGGGTGATGGTGTCGAAGATCGCATCGAAGTCGTTGAAGAAGCTGCTGCTGCTGCCATAGAGCGCCCGGCTGGCGTCCTGGAAGTTCTGCGCCGCCGCCAGCAGCTCATCCTGATCCACGCTCTCGCCAGCCGCCACGCGCGCTTGCAGCGCGGCGAAGTCCTCCTGCGCATTGCCATAGACCGTCCGCTTCGACAGCGGGCTTTCGCTGGTGTTTGTCATGGAGTCGAGGAAGTCCTGCAGCGCATCGATCGCGCCGTTCGACGCATCCTCGATCGCCTGCGCGCGCTCGAGATCATAGAGCTCCTGCGCCTGCGCGAACTGCTCGGCCGTCGCCCCGCCCTCCTTGAGGTAGGAGATCAGATCCTCAAACTCATCGTTGAGATCGTCGATCGCCGCACCAACCGGGTCTTTCAGCGCCTTGAGCCGCTTGGGGATATCCTCGATCGCCAGCGCCTTGGTGATCGCCTTGGAGATATCGGCCGAGCCATTCTTGAGGATGGTCTGGGAGGCCATGCTGATGCCCTGCAGCGCGCCGTCGCTGATGGCGTCGCTGATCGCATAGGCGATCGCACCCTCCATATCGTCATCGAACTCGATCGCCCCGTTCTTGGTCTTGAGCGAGGTGCCCGAGGTGTTGACGCGATAGTCGCCGTCGCGGATGCCGATGGTCGTGTTGAACGAACCGATCGTTGCCCCGAGCTGGTCAGCGATATCCTCCAGGCCGGAGAAGACGGAGGCCGCCAGGCCGACTGCGACCGAGCCCTGCTTGGTGAAGTCCTTGCCGCCATACTGGACCTGGTTGAGACCAGTGAGCGTCGCGCCGGCCGAGCGGCTGGGGTTGAGGAACGACTTGATCGGCCCGGTCAGGACGCCAAGCGGTCCACCCTCGAAGCCGAAGATATCGCCGATCATGCTGTTGGCAGCAGCGGCCGCCCCCAGATACGGCACAGCGGAGGACAGCGACGACGCGAAGCCAGCGCCGAACAGTTCCGTCCCGCCAGTGCCGAGCAGCGCTCCAATGCCTGCGCCCTTGCCGCCGAACAAGCTGCCGATGCTCGCGCCCGACAGGCCGCCAGTGCCGAACGACTTGCCGAGCCCGCCGAAGAAGTTGGTGCCGAGGCTTTCGTCGAGCTTCCCGCCGAGCTTCCCGAAGACCTTGCCGTATGCAGTGCTGGACGACAGTTCCTGCTTCTTGACGATCGCCTCGCCGATCAGGTCGGCCTGCCGGCGCCCGTTGACGATGATCCCGGGGCCATTGGGGTCGTTCTGCGCATTGAAGTCCTTGGTCGCCTTGCCCAAGCCCTCGATCGCGGTGTCGAGCGAGAGAAGGCCGCCAGTCCCGCCGACCGAGCCGGCCGCCCCGCCGCCGCTGATCTGCGCAGAAACCTGGTCGACGATATCGCCGAACTTCTTCACCGACGTCGAAGCGTTGCCGAGCACCGTGTCGAGCGTGTCGACGGCGTTGGCATTGTCCTTGACGTTCTTCTCGAGGATATCGATCGCGCGCGTCACGCCGTCGCTATCATCCAGCAACCCGCGCAGCTCCGCGTCCGCGCCCTCGAAGAGCTTGGCCGTGACCTGCTTCGCCTGGATCTGGAAGACGTTGTTGAGGATGTTCTGGCCGAACTGCTTGAGCGCCTGCTGGGGCTTGCCGCTCATGATGCCGACAAGCAGCTGGTTCGTCTCTTCCCGCGTGCTCTTCGCAATGCCGAGGATCTGCTGATTGATATCGCGCGTCACCTCCAGCCGGTCATTGAGCGCCGTCTGCGCGCGCTGGGCGGCAAGGATATCATCGAACTGCTCGGCGCCGATCACCGCACCCTGCTGCTGCAGCTGGAGCGCGGACTGCAGCGCAGCCGCGACATCGTCATAGCCGGCCGCCTGCAGCTGCGCGATTTCGGCGCCGCGCTGCGCATCGGCGAGGAAGTCGCGATACGGGCGCTGCAGACTTTCGGTGATGAGATTTTCGAGCGCCCGGGCGTCCTGCTCGGTGAACAGTTCGCCACCAAGGCCCTTGGGCTGGTCGACCATATCCCAGACCTGATCGATCGCCTTGGCCGCGCGGCGCGCGGCGGGCTCGGCATCGAGGAACTGCGTCACGATCCCGCGGATCTTCTGCTGGTTCTGCTCGGCCGCGTTCTGGATCCGCGTGAGGTTCGCGATCTGGATCTGCGTCGACTTGCTGTGCGCCGTCGTGGTGGCGTCGATCGACAGGATCTCGGCCTGATAGCGATCCTCGATCGCCGCGCGCTCGCGCTCATACTCGGCCGGCGAGATCTGCCCGCGCCGGCGCAGGAGGGCGAGGATTTCCTCATCCTTCTTCTCGCCGGCACGGCGCTTGGCCGCCGCCTCAGCTTCCGCCGCCGCCTGGCGCGCCGCAGCTGATGCATCAGACGCCGCCTTGCGCTCCGCCTTGTTCCGATCCTTGATGGCATCGGCCAGCGCCTTCTGCTTGCGCTCGTTCGCTTCGACCGCTGCCTCATATTCCTTCTGGCCGATCGGCGTGAAGTCGGCGAGCGGCACCGTGCCCTGCTGGAGCGTCTGCTGGCGCTGGCGGTCAAGGCGCGCGCGCTCGCGGATCAGGTCGTTCTTCGCCTTGAGGTCGCTATCCGCGTTCTCGGTGGCGCGGCGGGCCTCCAGCGCGGTCTCTGCCTGGGAGAAGCTGGCCTGCGCCTTCTCAAGCTGCGCGACGACGGTTGCGCGCTCCGCCTTGAGCTTCGCAAGCTCTGCGGTGCCGGTGTTGAAGAAGCCGGGAAGGTTGCGGGTCGGGTCGCGCTCGAGGCGCCCGATCTGCGCGTCGAGCGTCGAGACCTGCGCTGACAGGGTCGAGACCGCCTGCTGGGACGTCGCCTGCAGGCTGTCGATCAGGATAGCTTGCGTGTTGATGAGGCTGCGCGTCGCACCCTCGAGCGCATTGATGGAGGCCGCATAGTCGTTGACGAACGCCCGCGAGGTCTCGAGCGTGTTGGTGAAGTCGATCGTCGAGGAACGCGCCTTCTCATTCGCGTCGCTCGCGCCCATGAGGCGGTCGATCAGGCCGCCGACAAGGAAGGATGCGCCGACCAGCGCCAGACCATAGGGGCCCGCCAGCGTGGTCGCGACCTTGCCGACCTTGCCGCCGACGTCGACGAACGCATAGGCAAGCTGCGGCAGCTGCTGGGCGAGGATCGTGCTGGCGCGCTGGCCGCCTGCGAAGCTGATCGCGATATCCTGGAACTGCTGCCCGGCCTGAATATAGGCCGTGCGCTGCCCGCGCAGCGTGTTGCCATAGCCGGCAACGGCACGCTGGGCCGCTTCAACCTTCTCGACCTGATTGTTCATCTGCGCGGTGAGTTGGCCCTGCAGGCGGGTGTATTCGCCCGGGTCCAGCCGGTCCTGCACGCGGTCCAGTTCCTCGAGCGCGGCGGTGTAGCGCTGGATGACGGCTACAACCGGATCGGCATTGGCGCGAAGGCGCGCGATCGAGGCGTTGAGCTCATCCTGCTCGCGCTCCGCCTGCTCGAAGGCGCTCGCCGAATCCCGCGCCGACAAAGCGACCCGGCCCATCTCCGCAGCTGTGCCGCGGTAGACGCCGGCGAGCAGTTCGCCGCCGCGCGCTGCGCCAGCCTCGGCCGATGCCAGCCGCTGATACTCAGCCTCTTGCGCCGCGATCGCGAGCGTGACGCGCTGCTGGTCCGCAGCCGCCGTCGCGGCCTCCTGCGCAAACTGGCGCTCTAGCTGCGCGACGCCAGCCGTGAGCGAGCGCACCAGCGCCTCCTGCTCGCGGATTTGCTGATCGAGGGCGGAGAAGCCGGCGCCGGCATCCGTTGCCGCACCGCGCGTGAGGCCAGGCGCGAACCGGCTGTTGATCGCATCCTGCCGGGTGGCGTTGACGCTATCCAGCCGGGCCGCGGCGGCCTGCTCCGCATAGCGATCACGCTCCGCCTGCGCGAGGCGGCTGGAGCTGCTGGCGGTCTTGTCGAGCGCGGTCTGGTAGCGGGTCATCACCGCGACCTGGTCCTCGGTCTCGCGCGTGACCGCCTGCGCGGCCGTCAGGGACGCTTCGAGGGCGCCGATGTAGTTGCGGGTCGCGACCGAACTGTCCTGCGTCTCACGGGCGCTGAGGCTGACCGTGCGCAGCATGGTGCGCAGCCCTTCCTCATACAGGCGCGCATCCGCCGCCGCCTGCCGAAGGTCGCCCAGGCCAAGATCGATCGAACCGGTGCGCGTGAGGCCGCTCGACAGACCCTCGATAACCCGGCTGACATCCTGGAAGCTGTTGCGGAATTGCGAGATCCGCGCGTCGACGCCGGAGAGCGCCTTGTTCGCGCTGGTCTGGATCGAGGAAAAGGTCCGGTCGGCCAGCTGGTCGAGCTGGGCGAAGTTGCGATCCACCCCCTGATCCATCAGCGCATTGATATAGGTGGTGAAGGTCTGGCGGTTGCCGGCCATGGGATATTCCCCTCGTTTCGATCGGGGGAATGCTTACCCCATAACAGGGGCGCGGGACAGCATCAGTGGACGGTGCGGCGCCGGATCAGGAAATCGCTCATCAGCTGCGGCACCATGCGCGCATAAGGAGCGATGACGTCCATCTTGTCGAACCGCTGCGCCCGGCGCGTCTCGCGCACCAGCACGAAGGCGACGACTTCCTTCTGCGCGATCGATCCCCGGCCCATGCGCTTGCCGCGCTCGCGGACCTTCCCCTTGCCGGTGACGCTCGTATTGCGGATCACCAACAGGGCGAGGTCGGGCTTGATCGGGCGGAAGACCAGCTTGCCATAGCGGGAGGCGAATCCCGCGCTTTCATACAGGGCGGGCGTCATGCGCTTGCGGTTCACCCGGCGCGGGATAGCGTTCGTCTGGAAGGCCAGCCACTTGCGGTTGGTCGCTCGGATGGTGACGCCGCGCGTGTAGGCGTCGAGCGCGCCACCGGCCAGGCTCTCGTCCCCGCCGCGCGCATAGAGCACGCCATAGGGATTGCGGCCGCGCTGGTTCTTCTTGAGCGCCGACGTCTGCCCGACGGCATTGGCCAGCCGCCCAAGGCCCACGGCGCGCATCTTGCTCTGGACGCCCCTCTGGGCGAGTTTGGATGCCTCATCGGTCGCATAGAAGGCGGCCTGCTCGAGGTCTTTGGCATAGCGCCGGCCGGCATCAATATACCGGCCGGGCGTGCGCGTCTGGCGGATAGCCAGGCGCATCAGTCGTTGCCCTGCTCGCGGATATACTTGCGCACGACATCGATCGCGCGGCTGAGCAGGACAGGCTGCATCATGCGGGTCCGACCGTCTGGGTAGTGGTCCCCGTCAAGTCCGTTGGTGCGGAAGGCGTGGAGGACGACTTCTCGGTGATCTGGTCGGATGCGGATTCGGGGGTTGGTTCGATAATCGATTCCGTCGAAATGCCAGCGTGTTTCTCCAATACGCCGCTCGTAGCTTCCGAAGGCTCGTCCTTCGGTCGCGAGGTCTCGAGCGGCGATGCGGAGTTTTTTTCCTCACTCGCCTTGAGCGAATATTGCCCATCGATCACGCCGGCCAATTCGAGGAAAGCAGGCTCGCCGATGTAGCCGATCAGATCGTCCAGCGCTTCCTTGGTCAGCACGCCCTCCTTGTCGAAGGACATGACCAGCGCCTCGGGGCCGCCAGCAAGGCCATCGGGGACCATGTGCGTGCGGACCAGCCAGAACATGTTGCCGGCATTGTATGCAGCCGCGTCGGCCAGCAGGCGGATCACCAGTTCGTCACTGCGCGCCTGATACATCAGCAGCTCGGCCGCGTTCTTCTCGCGCTCAGTGTAGGGTTTTGCCGGCGGGGCCTCGGGAGCGATCGGCTCAGCGCCGTTCTTCTCATCGATAATGCGCTGGGCTTCGCGCTCGCGCCACTCGACCAGCTGCCGGCCCCACAGATCCGCAGCGTCATAAAACATCTCGAGCTTGCTGGCCGCTTCCTCGCCAGCGTCGTCGCCCAGGATCTTGATGAGCGCGTTGAGCTCGGCCGCGCGGATCTGCTTGCCCGTCGGCTGTCGCAGGCCAGCCGCGAACATGCGGGAGATCAGAAGCTGCCGATCGGACGGCGAGGGGCGCTTGAGGGTGATGACCAGCGGCTGCTTCCCGCCAGCCGGCTCCTCCACCACATGCTGCAGCGGCTCGCGCGCAGACAGCGGAATATATTGTTCGTCGTTCATGCTCGTTCCCTTGGTAGCGCCTGGATGGCGCGGGACGGCAATAACAGATGGAGGGGGGAGAGGAAACTGGATCACCCTGCTGGGGTCGAACCAGCATTGCCCGGTCCAAAACCGGATGTCCTGCCATTAGACGAAGGGTGAATGGTGGCGGAGCTGCTAGGACTCGAACCTAGATTTCCAGTTTTGGAAACTGGCGTCCTTATACCGTTTGGACGACATCCCCGACATTGGGCTTGGGGGCGATCCCAGGACTTTGACCCGGCTTCCCGAAGGAAGATGCTGATGCAATCTCGCCTCAAGCTATTGGGGAGGCCTCAAAGCGTTTTCCCGTCGCCCGACCTCCCCGGCGGCTTCAAGCCGTGAGAGATGCCTATTCGATGCAGCGGCGGCCTGCAAGGGGGAGAATGTGACCAGGCTAGGGGCGATTGGATTACCGTGCGCGCTGTCGCCGGGTCGCCTGTTACGTCTGTCAGTCCGGTTGCGAGATATTGTTTCAGGCCCTCGGTCGCAACGCTGTAGCCGAGACCTCAGTAGATGATCGGGCAGGCGTTGTCCAATGCCCGGAGCGCAGCCTTGGCGGCCGTGCGCGCCATCTCGGCATTGTCGCAGCTGATATAGCTCGGGACGGTCGAGCAGCCGGTCAGCAGAAGCAGGGGGAGAAGGCGGAGCATCATGTCAGGCCTTTCGATTCGAGGCGGCGGTTTCCATCACTACCGCTGACCACCCACAAGTGAATGAGAGCTTTGTGCCGCCGCCTCTGCGGTCTCTATGCGCCAGCGCCGGGCAAAAGAAAAGGGCCTTGGCAATCCCCTACCAAGGCCCTCCCTGCGTCATGTCCCCGTGACAGGAACCCTATATCAGGTTCCCCACCACAAGCACAAGCACGCCGACTTATCGACCGCCATCACTTCCGCGTTGCCCGTGAGGTTGACGAACCCGTTGCGATCGCCCGGGCTGTAGTTCGTGAGCTTCGCCGCCGGCAGCAGGAAGCCCCAGCGGTTGCCCGCGCCCAATCCCCAGGTCGACAGGAACGGCATGACGGTCTGGTTGTCCGCACGCGCCTTGATGTCGAAGTCGGTCACGGACATCTGGTTGAAGTCCAGATCGACCGTGCGCGACCCGCTCATCAGCTCATACGCGTCCTGGCCCGCGTCCTGGTTCTGGTTCGACGGAGCCGCGACTTCCAGCGTCTCGCCGAAGCTCAGCGACTGGTGGCCGAGCATCGTGCGATCGACGTAGAACTTGCCGCCGCGAACCGGAGCGACCGGCAGCTGCAGCTTGGCGTCGGGCAGAACCGGTGTGGTGGCGACGTCGACCTCGGCCTCCGGCGTAGCGCGGCCGGTGAACTCGATCGAGGGCATTTCGGTGTTGGCGTCGTTCGTCACCGGCATGTTGATGGTGAGCGAGGTCGGGCGCCAATCCTTATAGTCGTAGCGCTTCTTGTCGCGCCAGATCGAGATCGAGAGCATCGGCGGCGGCGTGCCCGTGAGGGTGCCGAGGCGATAGAGCAGATATGGCGGGATGGTGTAGTTCGCACCAGCCGCCGGCGCCGCGCCCAGCGTCTGGGGAATCGTCGCCATCTTGCTCGAACCGACATAGTCCGAGATCAGGACCGTCTTGCGGAAGCCGGTGCCGAGCTGCGACATCTGGAGCGGGACGCCGATCAGGAAGTCGTCGACGGCGCTCTCGGTCGTTGCCAGCGCGATCGCCGAGGTGGTCGAACCCGCGACGGTTACGCCAGTGCGCTCGGTCGCGTTGATGAGCTCGGTCCAGCCGGCGGCCTGCAGGATGCGACCTTCGGGCCAGCCGTTCGCAGCCGGCGGCGCAGCGCCACCCGGGCCACGCATGACGAAGCTCGCGCCAGCCGTGCCGGTGCGGCCCAGGTTGATCTGGGGCGCGGTCCAGATGGCGCCGGTCGCGGTCGGGTCATCAGCGGTGATCGGCTCAAACGAATTGTTCGGCACCGAAACCGCAACGAGATCCGCCTCGGCCGGCGCGGTGAAGACACCCGCCACCGGCTGGATCGCGATCGCCATGGCGACGACGCGGGTCTTGTGGTTCCACGACATGGTTTACTTGCTCCCTTCCGACGCGGCCGGCACACTGCCCCCCGCCGCCTTGTTACCACCAGCAGCGTCGGCTGCGGCTTCCTTTTCGACCTTCGCCGCCTCCTTGGGCGAGAAGACGGTCACGTTCTCGGTCACGAAGACCTCGGGCGCGATCTCGCGCTTGACCTGCTGCTTGACGTAGCCCGGCATGCCCGCGGAATCGAACTCGGTGCGTTCGTCGGTCACGGCCTTCGACAGTTCATCGTCGAGGATCTTCTGCCGCGCTTCGACGCTGCCGGCCTTCGCCGCCTTGTCCGTCACCTTCTGCAGCTCGTTCATGTCGTAGCTGCCGCCGCCCAATACGACCGGGCTGTGGTCGACCTTGTCACTCATGGGTATGTTACTCCTGTAGCCAACAGCCGGTTCGGCGACGTTGCCGAAACGCGGTATATCACAGATAGGCCCTGCACCAAGCGACCCTTGTCACTGTCGCTATCCTCGTTCGGGCCCGTCTCAGAACGGAAGACGTCATCGCAATGATCCGACAGCCCCATGTCGGCTCCGGTGTCGTCCATGATGCGCAGGGTGTCGAACGCAACCGCCGCCATGCGGAGCAGCTTGCCCCAGCCGGTGACGTCCAACGCGCTGTCCTCGGAATCCAGATCGGCGTCGAATTGCAGGTCGACCTTGAGCTCGCGGACCACCTCCCAGGCGTTGTGCGCCGCGCGGCCGCTACCGCCGAAGTCGTCATCGTCGACGAACCCGACAGACACGCAAGGGCGTTCGCTGGCCATAGGGGCGCGGTTGCGCGCGTGGCGGACGGTGACGCCCGGGACGTCGGCGAGGTCAGCCCAATCGGCGGCGGAGAGCAGGGCGACGATCCGCTTGAGCAGGATCTCGACCGGGCTGTCAGGATATTTCGCCATGGCTCAGTTGCTCGCCTTCTGGATGTCGAGCACCCAATAGCGCCCCTGCTCATCGATCGTCTCGCCCGACATGCGCCAGTTGCCGGCGCCAAGCAATTTCGGGCAGCGCAGGCGCCAGTTCACCTTCGGGTCGAGCAGGTTGGTCTTGCGGACCTTGAAGCGCGGGCGGAAGTTGATCGCATCCAACTCGCTAAAGCCCGTCACCGCCTGGCCGTTCATCAGGATGAAGCCGAGGATGTCGGTGAAGGTCACGCCGCCGTCGGTGGACAGCGCGATGGTGTCGCCGAGATATTCGTCGACCGTGTCGTGGAGAAGATCCTCATTCTGCTCAAAGATGCTCGGCACTGGTTCTTCCTCCTATGCGAAAGGGGCCGCTCGGAAACCCGCGCGACCCCTTCCCGTCATGACGCCCCCCAAGGGAAGGCAGGTCGCCAGTCAGCTCTGGTTGGAGTTGTCAGCGGCCTTGATGGCTTCGATACGTTCCTCGATCGCGGCGACGGCGCCCGCGCGGGGATTTTCCTTGGCCTTCTCAGCAGCCAGCAGATCCTCCAGCACCGCGACGTCCGTCGACGTGGCGATTTCGGCGGTCAGCTTGGGAATCGACAGGTCGAGGATCGAACCGCCGGCACCGGCACCTTCGACGCCAGGCGCGGCGTCGGGATCGGCGGCTTCCAGACCCTGCGGCGGCCCACCAGCATAGGCCGTGGTGGCAAAGCTGGTGACGGGCGCGTCGCTGGCCGGAGCGTCGGCCACGGCTTCGGCGGCCTGGGCGTTCTGCTTGGCCATGATCTCTTCCCAGAGCGACGACGCGGAACCGGGGACGATCGCCGCAACGGCATCATCGGCGGTCGCCTCGAAGTCGGCGGAGACCAAGCCCAGCTTCTGGAAGCGCGCGAGGTCCGCGACGTCGATGATCGGCGCGCGGGCATCCTCGGTCGAGCCCTTGGGGTTGAAGACGACGATGCTGCCATCGCTGCGGTTGGAAACGCCGGCCTTGGCGGCGGGAACTCGGATCTTGCCCATGATATAATTCTCCTTGGGGGTCTTCGCCTGCGGTCAGACCGCGCCGTTAAGGCGCGATCCGAGCAGCCATCAGGGCCTTGGGGAAGATGCACGCATAGAGCGCATACGAGCGGACGTAGATGTCCACATGGTCCGCGATCTCGGTGCGGGTGTCGGGCTGGATCATCAGATACTGAGGACGTCCCTTTTCCTGGACCTGCACCAGCGTCTCGCCCGGCGCATACCAGACCTTGAAGACGTCGCGGGCGCCGACCGGGAAGAACTTCGCTTCGTCCGAACCAACGGCGATGGTGGTGCCGTCGTCGGTGCCGCGATAGTTGACGAAGGTCACGCCGCCGAACGTGATCTGCTCCCACTGGTTGGTCGCCATCATGCGGCTGGCGCCGTCGGCGATCGCCCGGCCCTGCTCGCGCAGCTTCCAGATGTCCCAGATGGCCGGGTGGGTCAGGAGCTTCTGCCAGAACAGATCGCCAACCAGGGCGACGATGCGCGTGCTCGGGGTCCAGCGTTCCTTCAACGCAACGCGCATCGGCGTGTAGAAGGTCGACTGGATATACATCATGAACTCATTGTCCGTGATGGTAGCGAAGTCGATATCCACGACCGTCGGAGCCGCGATGCCGAAGGTGGTGAACGGGTTGTAGATCTCCCGAACGCCGTCCGCGTCATAGGTGATGCCCTGCACGGCGCCCAGGCGGTGGAACTCCTTGGTCATCTCAAGGTCGCCCTTGAGCTTGGAGGTCCGCTTGGCGGTCAGCTCAGCCGCGTTGCGCAGGCGGATGGACTCGGGCAGCGCCATGTTGGCGATGCCCAGCAGCTCCGAACCGCGCACCGAGTCGATCTTCGACAGGCGCGGGGTCTTGAGCGCGAACATGCGGCCCTGGTCACGGGTCTGCGTGATGTCGGGCGCGCCGCGCTCGGTGGAGGGGATCAGGTGGACGGTGCTGTCTTCCTCGTAGAGGATGACCTTGTCCGTATCGAGCGCGACCGGCTCGAAGATACCCATGGAGCCGAGCAGGGTCGGCACGTAGGTTGCGTTGTCGACGACGCGATACAAGTTCGACACCGAGAAGGCGTCGTTCTTGAAGATATCCAGCGACAGTTCCATTTTCAAACTCCCTTGATCCGGTCGGCGAACCGTCGCCCCCGCTCAGATTGCCTCGATTAACGCGCCTGGATGCCCAGATTCGACAGCGCCGTGAGGGCGGCCGTCTTCTGCGGACCAGTGATGCCAGCCGGCCAGACCAGCAGGTTGGCGTTCATGACCAGCGGGCCACGAACGTCAGCCACGCCGCGCTGGTCGCCGGTGCTGATTTCCGCCGGATTGAACAGAACGCCGGCCACGTTCTGGCTACCATCCGACGCGCCGGGCGCCAGGATGACATACTTGCCGCCGACCGTGACCTTGCCGAGCACGGTGCCGGCGTCCAGCCCGGTTGCGGTTGCGGCCAGAACAACCTGTTCGGCGTTCTGGTTGGGCAGGCGCTGGCTGATGATGTGGCGACCAGCGCCCATGCCCTCGGGGTTTACAGTCTTGAGAACCGGCATGATCTTCTACTCCCGTTGAAACGCGAAAACGGCTGCGATCAGCAGCCGTGTGCGATGCCTTCCATGCCCTTGGGTGCGGCGCCGTAGGTGTGGCCGACGATGCCGCCCTGGGCGACGGTGCCGTTGGCATCCATGCCGAGGTAGCTGCCCCAGATGTCAGCGGGCTTGCCTTCGGAGCCGGTCTTGCCGTCGTCGCCGTTGTTCGCCGCAGCGGCGCCGCCCAGGTCGACGACGGGCGTGGTGGCCTGGATGCGATCGGCAGGGCTATCGCCAGCCGGAGCGGCCGGAGCAGCGGGTGCCGGAGCAGCAGCGCCGGCAGGCATGGTGGCAAGCTGGCCGATGATGGTTTCGGCCGAAGCCTCGGTGTTGGTCAGCATGAAGGCGGCCATGGCGGGATTGGCCTTGCCGGCGTCGCTGCCCAGAACGGCGCCCATGCGCGCGTTGGCGGCGGCGAAGCCTGCCTTGTGACCTTCGGCCTTGGCTTCGGTGGCGGCGGCGACAGCGTCGGCCACGGTCACGAAGTCGCCCTGCGGCTGAGCGTCGGCACCAGCGTCGCCAGCCGGAGCGGGCGCGGGGGTCACGACGGGGAGCGGGGCGGCCTGCGAGGCCTCGGGAGCAGCTGCAGCAGCCGAACCCTTCAAGATGTTTACGAGATGTGCAAAGCTACGCTGCGTCATGATCGGTCCCTTCATATCCCCTCAATGAGGGTTTCGAGTTGATGCCAGGCCGTCGGCTCAGACACCACCTCATCGACGAAACCGATGGCCTTGGCGTGATTGCCCATATAGTCCAAGGCCTCGGTTTCCAGAACTGTTTTTTTTGCAAGCCCTAAGTTGCGCGCGACAAGGTCGACGAAGACATCCGCGCACTCATCGATCTGGGACTGCCAGTGGGCCTTCGTGTCGGCGTCGAGCACTTCAAATTCCGAGCCCCGCGCCTTCTTATCGGCCGAGCGGATGATCGTCACCTTGATCCCCGCTTCCTCCATGGCGTGGCTGACATCGGCGTGCATCATGATGCAGCCGACCGAGCCGACGCCGCCGGTGCGCGAGCAGAATATCCGATCCGCGCAGGTCGCGATCGCGAAGGCTGCGCTGTAGGCATGATCCGCCGCCATGGCAAAGATGGGCTTGCCCCCGCCGTTGGTGGCGTTCATCCCCCACATGACTTCGCACAGGTCGAACAGGCCGTTGATCGCCCCGCCGCCGCTGGCGATGTCGAGCCAGATGGCCTTGATGGTCTTGTCCTCATTCGCGTCAATCAGCTGGCGCAGGATGCCGTCATAGCCCGTCGCGCCGCTGTAGGGGCCGACGCCCCATGTGCGCGTGAGCGAACCCCAGACCTTGATGATCGCGATCGAACCGACTTGGACGAAGGACTTCTCGCCCCAATGGTTCCACTCGATATCATCCTGCCCAAGCACGGCCTTACGCTCACGCTCTCGGTCGGCATCGGCGCGACCTTGGGCGGCCAATGCGATCATGGACGAACGATCGCGGTATTGCCCGAAAGAGTCCTCGAGCGCCTGGATATTGATCCGGCCAGACAGCGCGGCCGCGACCATATCCCCATGCGACGGCGTCATCGCGAGCGGCGTGTTGAGCAGGTTCTGCATCACGAAGGGGAGGAACTGTCCCATGGTTTACTCCTGTTGGGCGCGGCTGCGCGCATCTGCATCGTCGGGATCTTCCTCGGCCGAACTGCCTGACTGCGCTCCCGGCGCGCCGCCCTGATTAACCGGCGTGGTGTCGATGCCGAGCTCTTCGGCATATTCGTCCTCTTCGGCGATATCCTCGAAGGTCTCATCCCACAGCTCGCCATCGCCCTCGGCCATGACGCGGCGGCGGCTGCGCAGCTTGGCGTTGACCATGGCGATGTGCGCGTTCGCTTCCTTGAGCGGGTCGATCCAGCCCATGCCCGGGCCGATCCAGTCCACCGAGCAATAGGCGGAGCGGAACAGGGTGAAGTCGGGCGCGCCGGCTGGCAGCTTCACCCACCCCTTGGCGATCGCCTCTTCGATCACCGCGGCATAGATCGGCGTGGCAACGTGGCGCGAGAAGAAGTCGCGCTCGACCTTGATCCCGCGCCAGACTTCGAGCAGCGCCGCGCGCGCTGACGAATAGTTGACCTGGCTGAAATCGTTGCTGATCTGCTCGAAGGAAATGCCCAGCGCCATGGCGAACTTGCGCAGGAACTGGCTCACGAACGCCGTCGGATCTTCGGCCGCGCGGTTGACGGCGGTCATCTCGACTTCGTCATCCTTGGGCAACACCGGGATGCGGTTCTCGCCGAAGCGCAGCTTGGTCTTCTCGTAGAAGGCGAGGCGCGCCATGTCGGCCTGCAGCATGCCGGTGCCGGTGTCGACGGCCGGCGCGACGTTCTGCGCGAAGGCCTTGCTGCCCGCGTTCGTCTTGGCGAAGATCGCAAACATGGCGTTGAGCACGGCCGCGCCAAGCTGGGCGTCGTCGAACTTGTCCAGCATGGTGGAGTGGCGCAGCGCCGTGACCAGCGTCGTCATGCCGCGCTGGGCGGCCCCGCGGCGCTTGGTGAACCAGTGCCATGCCATCGGGCGCCCGGTCGAGGTCTCGCGCGGCACGAACACATGCGGGTTGATATCGCCCAGGTCGGACGTCCCCTCGCTCGAGTGACGCTTGCGGACGTAGATACCGATCCAGCGCCCGTCCTTGTCGAGCAGGCGGCCATTGAACAGGTTATCGCGGTTGACCGCGTCCATGTCGGGGTTTTCGATCCGGTCGGGATCGATCACGCTCACATAGGTCGCCCACTTGGTGCCATACTTGTTCGCGCGCTTCTGGTCGTAGTGGATGACGCCCGCCGTCTCGCCGTCCGGTCCCGCGAGGTTCCGATAGGCCATCCACATCATGCCGCCGAAGTCGTAGTGCCCTTCGCCGTCCTGCAGCAGCCGCAGGTCATAGGCCCAATCGTTGAAGAACATCGCGAACTGGCTGTTGATCTCGCGCGCCTGCTCTTTCGTGAAGCCGAGCAGCGGGAAGTTGATCTTGGGCCGGCAGACCAGCTTCGAGCCGGCGACCATGTGCGCCTTGCGATCGAGGCCGCCGGCGATGTGCTCGGAGGTGCGCTCGATATGCCGCGCGCCCTTAATTGCTTCCACCCGCGCGATCGCGGTCTCGACCTTGGCCGACACGCGGCTCGGGATGGTGCAAAGCTGCCCGGGGAAGCTCTCGATATTCTTGAAGAACCAGGGCGCCATACCCCACGAACCGCCAGTCGGCAGGATCTCGACAGGCTCAGACATCAACCAATCTCCACCAGGATTGCGCCGCCATTGCCCTTGAGCAGGCCGCGGTCGATTGCTTCGGCCACCATGGCGCGCAGGGTGTCGCGCAGAAGGCCGATGTCGGCGCCGAAGATGGTGACATTGCGCTGCTCGCCGGCAACGCGCTGGATGCCCCCACCAAGCGCGGCCTTCTTCAAGGCCGTCCGGTATTCCGCAATTTCGGCAAGCAGGGCCTCGTCCGTCATGTCCTCATACACAGTGCCGAACCCCTTTGTGATTTACCCCCCGTTGAGGGCGGCCAGGCGCTCGTAATAATCGCTTTGCTTCTTTGCGTCCATGGCAGCGGGGGTGGCGATCACGGCGTCCCGCGTGACGGGGGTTGCCCAGATCGGGCGCATGAACTTGCCAGTCGTGGGGTCTTTCGTATCCCACAGGCCCTTGCGGTTCGGGTCGAGGTAGAAGCGCGCGGCCTCGCACGCCACATAGCCGTCCCATGTTTCGTTGGCGCCGGTGCGCGTCCAGGCGTCGTTGATGAACTTCTCCGCCACCATTTCCTTCACGTAGCGCGGCTTGGTCTCCATCGGGATGAACATGCGGCCGGGCGCCGCGGGGTCTTTGACCTGCATGCGGAGCGCGATGACGGACTTGATCTTGTGGACGTTGAGCGCACGCTGGTAGATCTGCATCGCATAGGGCTTGCCGTTCTCATCGAACTCGAGCGGCGTCGCCCGCCCATATGGCTCGGCGTTCTTGTGCGCGTTGCCGTGGAAGAGGTTGACCTGCCAGGAATCGAACCGGCCTTCCGACAGCGCTTCGGCCAGCCATTTGCGCGCCGCGGTGGTGGCGCCCGGGGTGTCGCCATCCGACCCAGAGCCGCCGCCCGCTGCGTTGACCATCGTGCGCGCGATCGGGAGATACAGGGGCTCGGCCATCTGCGCGGTGCCGGCGATCAGGTAGCGCTGGTTGATGACCGCATGCTCGATGATCCGATAGTCGGAGATCCGGTTGGACGGGTCGATGGTGTCGAAGCCCGGCCACTGCTTGATCGGGAAGCGATCGATCAGCCACGAACGCATTTGGAGATCCCAGCCGATCACGACAACCTCGAAGCGGTCGCCCTGGATGTCGACGAACGCGGTGAGGAACAGCACGCCGGCCGGGACGGTCTTCATCGCATAGCTCGACTGGAGCCGCGCCTTGACCACCTTCTCATCGTCGATCCGCTTGGAGGCGGCGGCCGGCTGGTATGTCTCGCCCAGGCGCTTGACGGTCTGCTCCTTGAGGTCGGTGTCATCCTTGGTGTCGTCGAACTTGATCCACGCCTCAGACCAGCCGCGGGCGAGCGGGCCGATGTCGGCGAAGGGGGTCATGAAGGCGTGCATCTCGAAGCCCATGGTGCGGTGGACGCGCTGGTCGCCCTCCACCTCGCCGCCCTCATGCAGCTTCTGGTGCGGCTGGAGCCAGACGCCGCCAGGCGACATCTCGAGCCGCATCTTGTTGTCGATGATCGAACCGCAGTGCGGGCAGATCAGGCGCGCTTCCTTCTCGATCATGTCGAGCAGCGCCACCTTCTCCATGTCGCCCCGCTGCTCGAGCAGCTTCGACACGTTCCACTCCATGCGGGTGTCGGCGCCGACCGACGGGGATGAAGACCCGCCGCAGTCCATGCAGTTCCACCACCACATATGCTTCACCCCCATGGAGATGATGTCGTCGATTCCCTCGGTCGGGCCAGCGTCAGGGTGCGAGCAGAAGTATGCAAGCGTGTTCGCGCCGAACTCGAGCTGGCGCGCTTCGATCAGGGTCTTGAGCGCCTTGCGCACCCGCTTGTTGTAGGCGTCGACTTCGTCGCAGACGATGAACGGCGCCGCCTTGCCGCGCAGGGCCTGCAGGGTAGCGGCGCGCCAAAGCGCAAGGGCGCCGCCGACCACCATGCGGCTGCGCCCGTTGCGGCTATCCGACCAATCGATTTTTTCGGAGACTTCGTCGTGGTTCTCGAGCATCCATGTGACGCGCTCATCGACATAGTCGTTGAGGTCATCCTTGGATTGCATTAACCAGAGCATGTTGACCAGCGGCCCATAGGTCCAGTTCTTCACGGCCTTGTTTTCCGCCGCGATCGTCTTCCCGCCGCGGACGCTTCCCTTCACCGCCACCACGCGAACGCCCGGCATATCCATGGCATCCATGATGCCGTCGTTATAGGGGGTCAGGTTCCGGTTGAGCCGCATCTTCTGGCGGGTCGGGCCGGGAATCCACCGCTTCGTATAGGCGAAGTCCTTGGTGGAGATTGCCGCGACCGGGAGCAAGCTATCCAGTCGCGACAGGAATGCGTCACCGGCTTTTGCGTAGTGATTTCCGTCGGCCAGGCTTGCCAGCCTGTCTTCCATTTCCAGGAGTTGCGTTTCCGTCGCCATCGTTGCTCAGCAGTCCCTTGATATCTGCATGGAGCTCCAATAGCGCCTCCCGCCCCCTTTCGTCCAATCGGGTGCGCATTTCGTTCGGCAGCTGCCCGTTGGGGTCGATCGTCGAGCCGATGTCGGCGATGAAGGTCGAGAGACGGCCGAAGATGGTGCCGGCGATGCGCTGCACCTCCGCGAAGGGTATGCGGGCGCGCTGGGCGTCCTCGCGCTGCTCGATCTCTGCCGACAGGCGGTTGGCCTGGATGAGATCCTGCAGCGGCAGGGCGGACGTCATCGTATCCGCCTTGGGCTTCGTGCCCTCAACCATCCGCGCGCGCCGGGCGGCCCTGTCCTTCATCACGCTGTCGAAGCGCGTCTCATAGGCGAGCATGGCCTCGAGCGCCGCCTTGGTCGGGAAGAAGAGCTCATTCCCCACCTTGCGCACGCTGTCGGGCCAGGTCGGCATTTCCTTCTTGTTCGTCACCAGCCGCTGCTTCTCGGTGCCCCAGACGATCGCCAGTTCGGCCATAGTCGACTCATCCTTGGGCTTGGCGCGCTTGAGGGCGGCCTTGATGTCCGCCCTGCGCTTTTCGTTCGGCTGGAAGTTCGCCATCAGTCCTTGTCCTCGAGCAGGTCCACTACGGCCGCGAGCGACTTATAGCGGGTCTTGCTACCCTCCCAATGCTTTTCGATGCTGGAGAAGATCCACGGCAGCAGCTCCGACGGGAACCGGACGCTGCGCGGCGCCAGCCGCAGCTGCTCCATCACCATGTTGTAAGGCATCGTGATGAGTTCGCTCCGCACCGCCTCCGCATAGTCCTGGCGGTCTTCCTTCGACATGTTCATGCCGCCGGTGCGCAGGTAGTGGAAGATCGCGGCGGAAAGGGCTGCGTCCTCTTCCGCGCCCTCGGCCGAGCGCAGGCCTTCGTAATTCCCGGCGTGCGCGATCGCGATGGCGTCGGCGAGGCCCGGCCGGCTCTCAACGTAGAGCAAGACCTCCGCGCGGGACATCTCCTTGTCCGCTACGATTCCTTCGATCATTGACGAAGCTACGAGCTGCTTGCTCTGTTGTAGAGTATCGGCGTCCGGTTTCTGGATCATGCGTGAATGCGGGCTGCTCGGCACCAGTGCGGTCATTGGGATATCCTCCATCCAGGATCTTGAGAAACTGTGCCGGGCGGCACACGAAGTCGATTGTGAGGGTGAAGGGCTTGCTGCTCCCTTCGCGCGGCGGGCACCGGCCGGTCAGGAACATGCTGCCCTCGATCGCGGCCAGAACCTCATCCCAGACCGCATAGCCGTCCCGGGTCGGCGTCACCGCAGGCTTCGCCCTGGTGGTGATCGACATGCGCCGGCTGGCGTCGAGGTTGCGGATGCCGGCGATCTGCGGGTGGCGCTTCACCATGTCGTTCCACCGGCCTTGCACATATTCGGCAAGCGGCGGCCGGCTGGTGGCGATCGCCGTGCTGGCGCCGAAGAGATCCGTCTGCTCGGCAACCTCGAAGAGATGTTCGATCATGGAGGCGAGAGCGGCTTCGCGCGTCGGGGCTTCGACGACTTTTTCCTCGCCGGTGGATTTCTTGCGGATGATGTAGCTGGGCATCAGTCGGCGCCATTCGCGAAATGGGCTTCAATCCTCAGCCTTTCAGCCTCAGCTTCGGCCACATAATCCTTCGTTTCGGAAATGTGGACGATGTCGCCGCACATCCCGTCTTCGCCAACAGCCCGGAAGTGGCGCTTGGCCAGCAGGAGCAATGCGTCCTGCTCAGTCATCGCTTCTACCGCGATGGTCTGGGATTCCACGGGGCTGGCATAGTCGAGGAAGTAGAACGTCGTCTTGAACCGATGTTCCGGGATGGGATGGCCCCTCTCCAATGCTTCGCGCCAGCCCTTTGGCGGTGGCCAGGGCACGCCCCATTCGGCCAGCTGTTTCTTTGTCCATGCCCCGCGGGGCGTTTTGCCGGCTTCAACTTCTTGTCGCGAGACCTTGCGATGCGAAGGATTTTCCAAGTCGATCTCCTTTAGATACAACCCGCCCCCCGTCTAGGGTGCTACCAACAGACTCCTGGCTGTTGGGGGCTTGCACGGACGGCGGCTCCTGATGCTTCAATCTCAATTCCCTGCGATGCCCTATGTCCATCAGGAAGGGGGGCCAGCCCTGGTCTCCACCGTTCGATCCACCTCGTTGCCGAGACTTCTCCTGTCGTGGTCACATCATCGCCCACAATGGGCAACGGCACTCAAAATTTCGCAGTTCTGCCTATGCCCACATCGGCGGTCGGCGGCGCGGGGGTAACGCCTGAGATACAGGGCCGGTTATCCAGGTTGCCCATCTGGTTGTGAAGCGATCCGGCGGGACGTGCATGCAGCCCTATTGCCAGCTTGGCTTCTGTCACTTCTTGAACCGGAGAGAGCCGGAGGGCCAGACGGACAGGAAACCCAACTCGATTGGGTGATTTTCAGGGGGAGAAGTTCATCGTTCACTCGCTTTCTAGCGCTTTTTGCGATTGCGAGTGGAACGGCATTGCCTTATTTAGGCAGTGACATTTCTCGCGGCAGCATCGCGGTCTTGTCGAAGACCCCGGGGCGGCTAACCCCGGGGTTTTCACTTTATGCTCCCGAGGCCCGCCCTTCGGCAAGCCCCCTCATCAAAAATTCTCCACCATCTCCATCTCAGCGCCGTCGAACATGTCGCGCTGGAGGATCGGCTCATCCAGTTCGGTGCGGCGCGTGCGGCTGCGGACGGCGTAATGTTCCTTGATAAACCGGGTGGTTACGGTCGACGGCGCGCCATGGCGGTTCTTCCGACAGATGAGGTCGAGCTTGTCGCGCGACGCCTGATACTCCGCGTTCCATTCCTCCCACTCGGTGCTGTCCTTCTTCGTCGGCTCAGCGCCCTCCAGGTAATATTCGGGCCGGAAGCAGAAGGTGATCGAGTCGGCGTCCTGCTCCAGATCGCCGCTGCCTTTGAGGTCGGCCATGAGCGGGCGCTTGTCAGGTCGGCGGTCGACGTCGCGCGACAGCTGCGCCAGGGCGAAGATCGCGATGTCGTGCTTCTGCTTCATCTCGTTGAGCGCAGCGCAGACGGTCGAGATCCGCTTCAAGTCGTCATCCAGCTGCTTGCCGTTGGAGGTGGCGCCGATCAGCTGCATGTAGTCGATGAACACGCACCAGAGCTTCTTCTTGCGCCGCTCCCACTTGCGCTTCGCCCGCACGATCAGGCTCTCGATCTTCCGAATGTCGGTGCGGGTCTTGAGCGCGGTGAACTCGATCGGGAGCATGTCCTGCATTTCCTCGATGCGCTCGAGCACCCGGAAGTCGTCGCTGCCCAGCCGCCCCTTCTTGATCGCCTCGAAGGTGATGGGCTGGCCGATCATCTCCGAGATGTCAGAGATGACGCGCAAGTCGAGCTGTTCGTCCTTCATCTCGAGGTGGAAGAACTCGGTCGCAAATCCATTAGCAGCATAGCCCAGAGCCATGGAAACGGCGCTGCTGGTCTTTGCTTGGCCAGGTCTGCCGCCGATAATATTCAGCGTCGCGCGCTCAATAGGCCCGAGCATTTCGTCGATCTGTGGGATGGTGCGGCACTTCGCCCCGATCATCACACCGCTCTCCGCCTGCCTGGCGCGGTTGCGCACGCTCTCGGTCGCATCCGACAGCCGGCGCACCTTCTCGCGGTGCTCGCGCGCGGTGGCCAGCCGGATCTGGTCCTCGATGCCGTCGACGATCTCGAGCGTGTCCTCGATATCCTCAGCGGTGTCGGCGAGGGCGTCGATGCCGTCCGCCATGGCGATCATGGACTTGCGCCGGCTGGCGAGGATCTGGATCTGGTCGATCATGTCCGACGCCATGAGCAGCGCGCCATTGTCCGAGGTCGCGCGCACGATGTAGCCGAGGCCGCCAAGTCCCTCGAGCGCCGGGTCCATCTCAACGATGGGCTTGAGCGTGATCGGCGTCACCATGCGGCCGTTCTCATGCATCTTCGACATCGCCTTGAAGACGCGGCCGTGGAAGGGCTCGAAGAAGTCATCGGGCGTCAGGCGCTCGACCGCGCGCGCTATCCACTGGTTGTCCATCATCATCGCGCCGAGCAGCGCATATTCGCCCTCAACATTCTTCGGCATCTCCGCGACGGAGAGGCGGGTCTGGGAATTGGCCTTGTTCATGCTTCCTCGAATTTATGAGCTTCGTTGCCGACGACGGTCCAGCCGGGGCGCTGGCACCGCCCGAAGACATCGAGATACGGCCCATCCCAGAGCGCTTCGATGTCGGAATAGATCTGCTCGGGCTTGCGGCTGTGCTCCCGCCGGGGCGCCACGATCAGGTTGCGGACGGATTTCGACTTCTCGACCGGGTTTCCCATCTTGCCGACGATGTAGAACTCCGACGCGCCGCGCAGCACATACCCAGATCCGAACGCCCACTTGCGCCCGGTCGGCGACTGCTTCGCCCAAGCGCCGCCGGTGACATAGCGATAACCGTAATGCGCCAGCAGCTCGATCGCCTGGGGCATCATGGGGAATACGCCCCACATCACCATGGCGCTGTCTGGCGCCGCATGCTGGCCGATCGGGATGTCCTTCAACTGCTCGATCGTCAGGCAGTCATAGTGCTTCTGCGGCGACTTCTCGTAACCCTTCGGCGTCCGCATCGTATAGGACCACACCGGATCGATGTGGATCACCTTGAAGTGGAACAGCGGGAGGCCGGCGAGCATGTCGCTCACAGATCGAGCCCCGGGGCCTTGAACAGCGCATTGTCACGCCACGGGGTCACGACGCTGCGATCCGCCTGGGCGATCTGGGCGAGGTAATAGTCGAGGATGCCGAATGCCTCGGCGGCGTCGGCGACTTCGGTGATGACGCCAAGCTCCTCGGCCTTGCGGATGGCGGCCTCCTTGAAGGCCTGCGTCGACAGGCCAGTCCCTTGGCCGATGAAGTGCTTACGCCAAGACTGGATGTGGCATTTGAAGCATCGCACCTTCTGCCGGCGCGGCTGCTGCGACCACTCATGGGCGATCCACTCGCAATGCGCGCCAAGCCCAATTAGGCGATAGACGGTGTCCGCGTTGACCTTCGCTGCGATGTGCTGGGCCTCAAACACCAGGTCGGTGATCGGGCCATAGGTCTGGTCGAGGTCCATGAGCTGGGTGAAGAGCGCTGCGATGGGTCGCCCCACCTCCTGCGGATTAGCAGGGAGGCGGAGCGCTCCAACGTGCGGCCTTTTCATGCCCGTCTTCCAGATCGCCCACCCGGTGGTGGTCGCCAGATCGAGCGCGAGGACGCAATATTCAGCCATTAGTGGGCCGTCTTGCCCGAGAGGTGGTCTTCGACCTTCGCGCGGCTTTCCTTGAAGCGGGCGAGGGCCGATCCCTTGGGCGGCTCGGGATCTCCGGCTTCTTCGCCGCCGGCCTCATCACCTTCCTCGCCATCCGCTTCGGCCGCAGCCGCAGCCTTGCCCTTGCCGGCGCGCATCTGCACGACGTTGTCCTCAGCCATGTCGACCAGATCCGCGGCGGTCTCGCTCCAGCCGGCGGCGTCGATCAGCTTGTTGAGGTCGCGCATGATGGTGACGCGATCGTCGGGCTCCTTCTTGTCGAGGGTGAGGAACATCTTGCCAGCGGCCTTGCTGACCTTCTTGCCCTCGACCTTCGCCCAGATGTCGCCGATCTCGCCATTAACGGACGCGATCTTGTCCTTTTTCGCGTCGATCGTGCGGATGAGCATCACTGCCCCGCGGAAGTCCGCTGGACGGATGGCATCCGAAACGCTCGATGCGTCGGCTTTACGAGCCATGATATTCTCCTTGGTTTGTGACACGGCCGAAGCCGCGATCGCGGGGATCAGCCCCGGGATTTATTGGCCGCCGACTGGTCCACGATGGGGAGCAGATGGGCGACATAGTCGAAAGGGTGGTGAGGCAGGCCGCGAGATGCGGCGTCGCGCAACAGGATGGATCGCACATCCTCGGGAATGATCCCGTTGGCGCGCCAGTAATAGACCTGCCGCTTGGTGCGGCCGGTGAGCTTTGAAACGTGATCCACGCCCCCCAGCAGCTCAATGATCTCTTTCCCTCGCGGCTTCGTCTCGGTCATGTTCCTGCCTTGAAATTGATGCCCCTTCCTATGCGCGGCAGCATGGCTTGGTCAACGGACAAAATGAAATCTAATTTCTCGGCATGTGCATTTTCCTGTTGCGCCCCAACAAATATGCGTGCAATCAGATTGCGAGCCAAGGCCACGGCGAAGACATCCTTCACACCGGATAGATCCAGTGCGCCTCCGCTCCCATTTTTGAGCAACCGGAAGGACGCATATGAGCGCGAAACGCCCTTACAAGATCGCGGTGGGCGGCGATCACTACATGGTCACTGCGACCACGCGGGAGCAGGCCGGGCGCATCGCCCTTGGCGCCTACCCCTCGCCCGTCGTCGAGGTGACGGCAGCATCCCCGACCGAAGTCATGGAATGGCTCCAGGCGGGCAAGCAGATCTTCGACAAGGACACCTTCGTCGCCCGCAGCATCCCGACCGTCGTGCTCTATTGCACCTCCGACGGCCAGATCGCCGCCGATACCGAGTTCCGCATCGAGCCGGGCAACTACCACCTGGTGGTAGAGCGCATGGAAGAGCGGGTGGAGGCGGCGCTGGAGGAAGCTGCCGCTGCGGACGAAGCTCTCGACGAACATGCTGCCCCCGTTATGTCCGAAGCGGATATGGATGCCGCCGAGGCGCGGCTGCAGGATGCCGATATCGCTGACGCCGAAGCCGGTCCTGAGGACGCTGCCGAACTCCAGCCGGAAGCTGTCGATGGCGACGTCAAGCCCTTGGCGGACATGGATGTCGAGGAAGGCGCAGCGCTTCCTGCGGTTGATCTGGCCGAGAACGAAGCTCCCATCGGCGTCCAGGGCGATGCCGTCCCGGGCTGTGGCATGCCGACGCACCGAGGCGCCTTCGCCGGCGATATCTTCTACGGCGATCCCGAGGACAGCACGCGCGGCACCCACATCTGGCGCAAGGGGCGGTGGAACGCCTACATGCGCAGCGACGACGACAAAATCGCGGAATGATCCCCGATCCGTTCATCCGTGAACGCGAAGGCGTCGATGCGCTGCAGGAGGGATATTTCCTGCTCAAGCTCTCAGGGCTGCGCATCGACGTCCCGATCCGCATCTGGTTCGGACAGCCGGCAGATCCTCTTGATCCGACCGTGCTGCTCGACCGGGCGCCTCGGTGGCAGATCGAGATCAACGGAATCCTGCTGGGAGATCCCGAAAACCCGCCCCTCATCTCGGGCCAGCCGGTCGACGATATCGTGCGCTTCTGGCCCCGGTGCTCGGCCGATCGGATCGAAGAGGCGGAATATGCCTATCGAATCGACCGCGCCCAATATGCCGAGGACTATGACCCGTCCGACCCGTTTGCCCGCACTGGCGGCCGGGTGAACCCCCTGACAGCGAGTTTGCCATGAACCCTGTTTTGCTCATTTCCGCAGTCACCAACATCGCAATTATTGGGTTGGCCATCGCGGCCGTAGCGCTGGCGCTCCAGGGCTTCTCGCTGTCCGCGAAGGGCCTTCCCGATACCGCCAAGACGGCTCACTCGATCAGCGGCATATACGCTGCCGCTGCGCTCATCATTTTCCTTCTCCGCGAGGTTGTCAGCGCATGAACCTGCTAGGCCACAACCGCCCCGACTATATCGCCGCCGTGCGCGAGCAGATGAGCGAGGCCCTGGCGCAATTCACTGCCCGCCGCGATGAGTTCATCGCCAAGGCGCCGTCCTATGTCGTGCGCGACCGTGAGGACGCCAAGCGCGTCGTCGACTTCATCGGCATGGCGCGTGACATCGAGGCCATGATCCACGCGGCGCGCAAGACCGTGTCCGACCCGCACCATGATGCCCGGTCGCTGGCCATCAACATCGCGAACGACTTCTGGGCGCCGGTGATCGAAGCGCTCGAGATCCCGCAGGGGAAGCTCGACGCCTATACGGCCAAGCGCAAGGCACTGATGGATGAGCAGCAGGCCGAGCAGGACTCCTTCCGCCAGCCCGCGCATGATGCCTCCGCCCCGCGCGCCGCGGTCGACTATACCGCGCCCAGCTCGCCGACTGAGACACCGGCAGGCATGCCCGAGGGTGCGCGGCCGGCAAGGAAGCAGCAGATCGTCGGCGACTATGGATATCGCCTGTCGGAAGTGACGCGCGACGCGATCGAGGTTGTCGACGTTCTCCAGGTGCCGGAGAGCATCCTCAACAGCGACCCGGTGAAGGAAGCGATCGCCAAGGTTGCGCTGGCCATCGTCAAGGCCACGAAACAGAAAACCATGCCCGGGTGCCGGATCACCCAAAAGGGCTCAACCTCGATCAGGAGCTAAGCGCACATGAACCAGCAGCGACAGGGCGGGAACGGCCGCCAGGGGCAGAACCGCCCTCCCCGGCAGGAGATGACACAGAACCAGCAGATCAGCCAGGCGCAGTGGCAGAAGGAACGGGTGGCGGAGATCGTCAAATCCGTAACCGCCCAGCAGCGCGCGATCGAGGCGGTTCTGCCCGAGGACGTCGAGTTCCGGCACGTCCAGGCGACGTTGCTCATCCTTCTCCGCAACAATCCCGATATCCTCGAATGCACGCCGGCCTCGATCGTCCTGTGCTGCATGAAGGCCGCCTATGACGGCGTGAACCTGGACGGCGTCGAGGCCGCGGCGATCCCGTCCAACAACAAGCACAAGGACAATTTCGGCAAGGAATATTACCTCCGGGAAGCCCGCTACAACATCATGGTGGCCGGCGTGCGCAAGCAGATCGCCGCGATCGGCACGGTGCAAGATCCGCCCGAGACGATCATCGTCCATGATGGCGACTTCTATGATGAAGGGCTCGAGGGCGGCGTGCGCACCATCACTTGGCGGCGCGCCCCCATGGGCAAGCGCGGCGATATGCTGGGCGTCTTCTCCATGGCTCGCTTGAAGACCGGCACCGTCTCCTACGAAGTGATGGAAAAGGCCGACATCATCGCGCTCAAGCAGTTCGCGACGCAGAAGGGCAAGGTCTGGGAGGGCAAGATGGAGCCCGAGATGTGGCGCAAGTCCGTCCTGCGCCGTCACCGCAAGACGCTGCTGGGCGGCTCCTATCGCCCCGACGCGGAAGAGATCGAACTCTATCCCGACAACCCGGCGAACGCCGCGGCGCTGCCCGCTGCCCGCAAGCGGCCCGAGCGTGGCGACTATCAGGCGCTCGAGGACAAGAGCGGCACCGCGGCCGGCGTGGAGATGGATCTCGGCTTCGGCGAGGCTGACATCGCCATGCGGCGCACCTTCGACCAGGCCGAGCAGATTGACCGCCATCAGGCCGATCAGGGCCGCCAGAACGGTCAGGAAAATCGACAAGGCCAGCGCGAGCGCCAGGTGGACCAGAATGGCGGTGATCGCGGTCAGCAAGGCCAGCAGGGCGGCGAACCGCAGGAAAACCGGCAGCAGCAGGTGGACCAGAAGAAGCAGGCCGCCAAGGCCGCGCCCGCTCCGCTGCCCGAAGGCCCGGAGGAATGGGGCGTGTGGCGCAAGGATGTGCTGGACAGCCTCATGGACATCAACGCGGTCGACGGCGTCAACGCCTACCGGCGCCGCATGAGCGAGATCATCAATGCCGCAGACGAAGATCTGCAGAACGAAATCAACGAGGCCTTCTCGGACCGCATCGCGGACCTGGTCTCGGCCCCAGACGCCGGAGCCGGCTCGGGTCAGGGGAATGATGCCAATGCCGGCGGAGAAGACTGAGATGAAGAACAAGGCTGTTATCGCAAAGCTGGTCGCGCAGGGGATGACGAAGGCGGAGGCAGAGCGCCAGCTCACCAACGTCATCACGGCCCTGAGTGCCGCGATCGCGGAAGAGAAGTTCGTCGCCCTCCCGGGCTTCGGCCGCTTCGCCCGCAAGCAGCGCGCCGCCCGCACTGGCCGCAACCCGCACACGGGTGAGACGCTGCAGATCGCCGCGCGCGAAGTCATCACCTTCAAGGAAGCCGCTGCCTAACCCCAGGGCATGCTTTCTTGGAGCGTCGGCCCGGCGGACTAACCCTTTCAACGCCGGGCCGGCGTTTCCCTCTATCAAGGCCAAGGAGATCGTCATGGGACAGTGCGCCGCCAAGGGATGCGAGCATTTCATCGATCCATCAAAATTGATGTGCCGTCGCCATTGGGGTCTCGTTTCCCGCGATACTCAGCGCGAGATCAACAACGCCTGGCATGGCCGCCCCCGCGACGTCGAGGGATACCGCGTCGCCCGCGAGAAGGGCATCGGCGAGGTCGAGGCCCGCGAAGCCCATATCCACAACCCCAATCAGGGAGCGTTTGACCTGTGAGCAACCACGAACTGCGCGAGCAGCTGCGCGCCTTCAAGGCGAAGTCGGGCTGGAGCAATTCCAACATCGCCACCGCCATCTATGACCTGTTCGGCCACGACCAGCAGGTATCGCCAAATTACGTCGCCGAGTTCCTGGACGGGAGCCGCGACCTGCGCGCCCGCAAGGACACGACCGTGCGAAAGTTCCTCGAGACGGCGCCGACCGATGTGTGCTTCCACGAATGGCGCCAGAGCCTCGCTATCACGCGCTCCATGACGCGGTCGCAGGAGCACGAAGAGATCGCCCGCCGCCGGGCCGCGCGGGAAGAGGAACGCGCCGCCTATGTGCGCAACTGCCTCGCCGCTGAGCGCAAGCCGCAGCGGTCTCGCTTCCCGGCCGGGATCATCCCGAGCAAGGCGATGCTCGACGCTGCCCGTGGGGAGGTGCGTCATGGTTGAGAACGACAATCCGGCCAAGGTGCTGCTCACCCTTTCCCGCAATCTCGCCGTCACCTGCTTCCTGTGCTTTGGCACGAAGAAGAACGTGATGGGCGGGAACACCTATGATTGCACCTCTTGCGCCGACGTCGACGCCGAGACGGTTCGCTTCTGCCTGGGGCGCCTGACCGAGGAGCAGATCACCTTCCTCCGCTTCGGCGCCCATACCTTGGCAGAGCAGCCATGCACGGAAGATGAGCACCGCACGATCGCGCGCTGCGAATATTTCGTTGATGTCGGAGATGATGTCTATTCTGGGGAATATGATGGCTATGAGCCCATCATCCTTCTGGAATCGACGAAGCATTGGTTTGCCAGCGGCAAGATGACCGCTGGCGCTGGTCGGAACAGATATTATTTCCGCTACAACCCGCTCGGGCTTCACCTCCGGGCAGCGCTGATCTGCGCAATGGAGGCCTGATGGATATCACCATCCCTTGGAACGCCTCTTGGACCGGAGAGGCTGAATACGAGATCCGCAACTGCCGGTGGGTGAGCGGCAAGCAGGCCATATGGCAGCGCCACGCGCCTGGCGTTGGCCAGCCGATCTTCGCCAAGCCGCACATGGTCCGCCAGCGCCGATCGATCGCAGAAATGCGCTGCACCGTCTGCGGGGAGCGCACGGCGGAAGACGATCGCTGGTGGTTCCGCCTCGGCCGGATCGATGAGCAGTCCCGCACCTACATGACGACGGAGGCGCCGGTGCATCTGGCATGTGCCAAGCATGCGCAGAAGGTTTGCCCGCACCTCCGGTCGCTGGGCGTCGATCCAGAGCCCATGCCGACGGGCTGGAGCGTCATGGCGGCCTTGGTCGGCGGCCATAAGGCTACCGAGGATTTCCAGCTTCCCTTGGGCGAGCACAAGGCCGTGATCGGCTCGCTCAAGATCGCGTATCCGATCGGCATGGTGATGAGGGACCGGGCGCGGTTCGGGGTGGAGGTGTTATGAGCCGGCGATATCAAGATGCGCGGACGTCCAAGGTCGCGCGCCTGCTGGAAGAAGGCCGTCCCCGCGCGGCGCTTTGGACCGCCACCTGGCCGGATCTGGCGCTCTGGTGCGCAGCCTGCACCCTTTTTGTGGTCTGGTGGCTGTCATGAGCCAGTTTCTCCCCGAGGAATGCGTCGGCGTCTTCAAGACCCGCTTCGGGCCGGCGCACGGCTGGCGCGGAGCTGGAGGCGTGATCTTCTATTGCAAGCGCAGCCAGACCTCATGCCCTAAGTGTCGAACCGAGGGCGTCCCCCAGGTCGATCCCGACCCGTTCGACGTCACCGCCAAGCTGCTGCTCGAGTATGGCGATGAAAAGTGGTTCCACTCCAACCGCATGTCGATCGGCGGGCCCGCGCGCAATGACGGCGAGCTGGATCTGATGGCTGGCCTGGTCATCTATGTGCGCGTCGAGGGCAAGACGATCGTCATCGCGGACTTCGGCCCGGTCGGGGACGTCTATGGGATCGAGCTGATCGTGAGCGCCATCTGTTACCAGCACAATCGCTCGCTTGGACACGAGCAGTGACCCCCACCCCCCACCGCGTGGCTGAGAAGCTGACGGAGGCGCAGAGACGGTCGATCATGGAAGCTGAGGACATGATGTCCAACCATGGCGGCTATCCGTTCTTCACCGCGCAGGTCACATCCGACCCATGGCCCGAAGGCGTGGCGCAGTTTCTCACGCTCCACCGCGACCGCCTCACGCGGCTAGGCCTCGCCGTCCGCGCCCACCTGCTTGAAGGAACCCCCGATGACCAATGACCTGATGAAGGCGGCGATCGACGCGCTGAGGCCGTTCGCAGCGTGTTGCGAGCAAATCGACCCAAATGAAGACGGCGAAGAATGGGCCAAGTTCCGGCTGCTGATCGGAGACTATCGCCGCGCCGCATCCGCCCTCGCCGCCCTCGAAAAAGCGCAGGCCGGGGAGGGGGTGGCCACCGCCCTGTTGGATCGCGCGGAATTGGCGTGGCAGCGATTTTTCTATCCGGCCGCCGACTGCTTCGCTGGCCCAGCGGCCGATAAGCTGCCAGCCGTTGATCTTGAGGTGGCGGATTGCTTGCGACTGGTGCTGGCGTCGGTCGGCCGTCTTGTCGTCACGCCCGAGGCAGACGTTCCCGCCCCTCTCCCCACCCTCCAGCGTCTCGGCCAAGAGTTCGACGCGGGGGAGGTCAAAGCATCTTTCAAAGCCGCCCTGGCCGATCTTGGAAAGGGCGATGCAGTTCAGTGGCAGGGGACCGAAGACAGCCAGCACGCCGAGCGAATGAAGGCGTGCAAGGCCCGCTGTCAACGGTGGGGCGATTGTGACGAAGGGGATGGTTCGTGCGCCGAGTGCGACAGCGACATGGCGGAAGCGCTCGAAACAACCGAGTCAATGAAACGCCGCCTGCGCAATTACGAATCCCGTATTGATCGCTTCTTCCAGTCAGACGGCCTGCGAGCAGTGCAATCCGCCCTCGCCCACCCGCCCCAATCTCGCGGGCAGGCGGTCGACGGCGAGGGGGAGGCGCGCACCTATCACGCCGACGATTGCGAAGCGATGCAACGGCCTCGCGCGGATTGCACATGTGCCCCCATGATCGTCACGCCTGCCGCTGATGCCGAAATGCGCAAGCTGTTGGACTTGATCGAGACGGCCGACGAACACGGCGATGAATGCGCCATTGTCGAGCAGGCCGCCGCCGTTCGCCAAGCCATCGACGCACCCATCAAGCAATCCTTAACGACTGAGAAGGGATCAGAAAATGGCCAGTGATGCGATTATGTCAGCGATCGAGCGCTTCGATAGGGCCGCGCAAGACTGGGGCTTTGAAAGTGACGCTGGCACCGGCGGCGTTAAATCCGCTGGCGCCGAATATACCGCGGCAAAGGCCGCCCTTCTCGCCCTGGTCACGGCTCCCGAGGTCAAGGACGTAGTTCTCAAGCCCTGCCCGCTCGATAACCACCCCGTGGTCATGCAGGAAACGCTGGAGCATTACCCTGTCGAGGGCGGGCGTCCCGCTGGCGCCTACACGGTGGGCTATTCGATCTTCTGCGCCAATTGCGGCCTGCATATCCACGATGAGAGCGAGGAAGACTTGCTCAAGCTCTGGAATGGCCGGGCAGGCGTGGAGTTCGTCGACGGCATGGAGAAGCCGGCGCGGGCGCTCGAGCAGGCGCACACCCTGCTGCTGGCGATCGAGCAGACGCCGGCCAATGTCTGGCATGTCGCGGTCGATGACCCGGAAATCATGTGCTCCGAGGTGATCGAGGCGGTGGAGAGCGCGCTGGAGACGATCAAGCCGGTTCCCACGAAGCCCCGGGTCTGCCCGTCCAGCCCCAACGGCCAGCACCAGGTCGACACCAGCATGGAGAGCGGGCCGAACAACTGCTTCCATTGCGAGGCGCCTATGCCGCGACCTGGCGGCAATTAACCTTCACTCCACGAAAGGACGGAAATAATGGCGAAGATTGGTAACGTGATCGGCATCGACCCGGCGCGAAAGCGCATCTGGGCGGAGGCGGCGAAGGTGCCGGCCGGCAAGCCGACGATGATGATGCCCCGGCTGCTGGGCTTGCCCCAGAGCAAGGTGACGGCGAAGGGCCTTCTCCATGTCCACGCCGACGGGACCGTGCATCCCTGCCCGAAGAACGCCAGCGAGATCAACGGCGGCGTGATTATCGCGGTCGCCTGCCACAATGACCCGGCCCAGGACGCGCCCTGGTGGAAGTTCCGCGGCTTCCAGACCGATGCCGAGAGCACGGCGGGCAAGAGCTACCTGTTCGGCTATACGCCCGACGGCAAGGTCTGCGATGTGCCCAAGGATCTCGCGTGGTTCCAGAAATTCGTCTCCTGGGGGCCGGAAACGGCTGAAAACGAGGCGGAAACGGCCGAAAATGGCCCGGAAACCGCGTAAAATCGTCCCAAAACCATGGTTCCGGTGCCCGATTTGCGACTTCGATTATGGTCTCAAGGCACCGGAACCGGGCCAGCAGTGCCCCAAATGCGCGAAACTTGCCGCTGAGGCGGCGGAGAAGGCACAGGAGGCCCAAGGGGCGCTGGAAGGGCACAGACCGCCCCGGGACATGGTTTTGGCCTCCCACGACGGCAATTTGACCGTTTTCCGGTCCCAGCCGAGCTTCAAACCGCGCTTCGTGCGCAAAATAGGAAGGAAACGCCGCAAATGACCTCTCCAATCGTCACGCCGATGCGTGAGAAGGCGCTCGAGCGCATCAAGGATCTCATGATTGAGATCCACGCCGACAGGGCGCAGGTCGAGGCCCTGACCGAGGCCAGCGACATCCGGGAAGATGTTCCCTCGCTCGACAGTTTGGATCATGTCGAACTCATCATGGGCATCGAGGACACCTATTCGATCGAGATCCCCGACAAGGACGTCACCAAGGCGCGCACCGTCGGCGACTTGATCGACATCATCGGCCGGCTCGCGTTTTGACCATGGCGACCGTCACCATTCCCTTTTGGGCGCTGTGCGTCATCCTTGCCTATCTGGCGCTCAACCTTGGCTATCAGGCCTTCGCCCTCGCGCTGATCGCTGTTCGGGCCGTCAGGGCGAAGCGCAAGCAGGATGCAGCGCTTGAGCAGGCGGCGGCCGCGATCCGGCGCAGCCATGTGAAGGTTCCGCCACCCCCGCCGCTGCGGAAATGACCGAACGCGCGCAAAAGCCGGAGTGGAGCCTCTGGACCGGCGGAAAGCGCACCTGGAAGGGCGACGTTGGCGTGGAGATCTACCTCCGCGCCAACGCCCCAAGGGACGCTAGAGGCGAAATCGTCGTTCCCCCCAATGGCCACCGCCGCGGGGAAGGCCACATCTACAAGAGCGAGCAACTGGAATGGAAGTGGGACAAGTATCCGAGCGGCGGGGACATAGTGCTGGTGAGGCGGGCGTGAGCCAGTGGTTCAAGGTTCACTACCGCAATCGCACCTATGTCCTGGCCCATGGCGAGGAAGAGCGCGATCGCCTGATGAAGAAGAAGGCGCCCAAGGCCGTCCATTGGGAGGAAGCGCTCGAATATACCTGCGAGACCTGCGGCGCGGTGTCGGCCTGGCCGTCGTCGACCAACGCCTGGAAGGACGTCGATAACGAGTGGCGCTGGTTCGGCCCCCGATCGGCGCTCGAGGCCGGCGCGGCTGTGCGGATCTTCTGCTCCAAGGCGTGTGAGCCCGAAGGCCTCGATCGCAACGGCAAGAAGCGACCGGAGGGGGTCGATTGGGCGGACTGGCCGCACATCTGCGTCTTCGAGCCGGTCAATTCCAGCAACTGGCAGGTGCTCGACCTCGCGCGCAAGAACGCTGATCCGCGCCATTTCCCCTTCCCGGTCTTTCCTGATGCGCGCACAGGCCCGGGCTGGTGCCGCTGGTGCGGTGATGAGATCCTTGACCACAAGGGCAAGAACGCCGGCAACCGCTCCAATCGCCGCACTTGGCACCGCCTCGAGCAGGGTGACGCGACCGATTGCTATTTCGCCTATGTGCTCCACATGGACCGCGACATACAGGCGACCGAGATCATGAAGCGTGACGGCCCGGGGTGCGCTATATGCGGGCCAGGGGGCGGGAAGTGGGTGCCGCAAGGCTACCGCAGCGACAAGATCTGGCTCATCGCGTGGAGCCAGAAGCTGGAGGTCGACCACATCATGCCGCTCTGGCGCCGGTGGGAGTTCGACAGCATCGAGGATCAGCGCGCCATGTTCGGGCTGGACAACCTCTGGCTGCTCTGCCCGACGCACCACAAGGCCAAGTCAGCGCGGGAAGCGTCTGAGAGGGCGGAGGAACGGCGATGATCTGGCGGCAGGTCCATCGCTATTATGGCCCCGCGCGGGAGTTGGCGGATCGGCATTACAGCCGGCAGAAGGTCGGAAGCCCTCAGTTCATGCCGAGCGGGAGCTGCATGGTTCTCTACGCCGAGGATCGCGACCAGCGTGCGGTCTGGGGCACTTCGTGGCCGAAGGCTGAGTTCACCAAGCACGAATGGGCCGGCGCGTGGATGTGCTCGATCTACCGAAACGAGGGCTTTCCCCGGAGCCATAAGCTCATTCGGCAGGCGGTCGCCGCGACCAGGAGCTTCTACGGCGACCCGCCGCCGATGGGCATGGTGACGTTCATCAATGAGGATCTGGTCAGGGACAAGGCTACCCCGGGATGGACGTTCTTCCTGGCTGGCTTCCGCCCCGTTGGGCGTAGCGCGAAGAGGGGCTTCCTTGCCATGCAGCTTGCCCCCGATCGATTCCCGGCGGCTCAGCCTGCCGTTGGCATGAACGTCGGTCTCCTGTGACCCGCCGCTGCGCCTGCCGCGAATGCCGGGAAGGCGATGCGCTGCCCGAGCGCCTGCAGGGCTGGCCCGGCGCCTACCAGATGACCTTTATCGAAACCCCCGCCTCATACCGGAGAACCGCCATGGCGATGCCCACCTTCGACGACACCAGGCTCAAGAGCGCCTGCCAGGACCGATGCGCCGATGTCGGAGACCCGCCCTGCTATGAGGTTGTGCCAGGGTGCAAGCCGTGCGGGGAGTGCCTTCGCGATATCGGCATCGAGCCGGGCGATGAGTTCGATGAGGATGCTGCGATCGGGAGGTTGATCTGATGTTTAGCCTGACACAGAGGCAGAAGGACCTGCTTACATTTTTGGCGACGCTCCAGCGCCAAGGCGACATCTGCCCCAGCCGCAAAGAGATGAGCGATCATCTGGGATTGGCAAGCGAGAGTGGTTTGCAGCGCCTTATCGGCGGCCTGGAGTCGCGCGGGGCTATCCGCATTCTGCGCAATCGAGCACGGGCGATCGAGGTGACGCCAGAAGGGATGGCGCTTGTCGCTCCGATCGAGGGGCACCGCTTCATCCCCGCATGCCGGCTTAATCCCTCAGCAGCATCGTGACCAATCCCCACCCGCGCGCCGGCCGCGGGATCAAGGGCCAAGCGCCGGCAGGAGAATGAATATGAGCAAGCAGCTCAATCTGACCGATGCGATCGATCATGCCGCGGTAGCCGCGCGCAAGCATGGCGTGAAGATGCTGGTGGACATCACCGAGGTCGGCACGCCCAACGAGCGCCATTTCATCACCGCGGAGCCTTTCGTCCCGCTGGTCCAGTATTGCGATGTCCGGCCGACGGCGGATCTGGAACCGGCATCTCCGCTTGCTCGGGCCATGGATAAGGTGAACGAGCGCTTCACCGCGCTCGCAGAAGATATGAAATCGACGAAGTTCGAGGTCGGAGACACCGCATATATCCCGGTTGTCATCAGGAAAATTGGATCCAAGATTGAGGGAGTAACTAGCTTGGGGGGTGGCTTTGACAAGACGCATATCATCCTTCCCGCTGACCTGTTCATATCGGCAAAGGATCCTCGCTTCCTCTGACCTAAGCTGATATCTCCATGCGGCCGGCGCGCCCCGCCGGCAAGGCAACCCTGACCTTCCCCTCGGCCTGCATGCCGGGGGGATTTTTTTTAGTTTATCGGCTCCTCGCGAAGAATCCCCCGTGTCCTTCAATTACAGCAAAAATAACGATCCGCGCAGGTCCGTTTCGTGTTTGGGATGTCGAAATTTTCTAGAGCCTCGCGCCTTTAGCGGTCCAACACCGCTCCTACTCAGCAACATTCAGGGAAGGACCCGCGACGGGGGGGGGTAGGGCCGCCGACGATGCGCCGCGGCGATCGATCCCGACGACGCGCTGCGGGCTGGCCAGATGGCAGGCAAGGCGATGCAAGCGCGATAGAGCGCGACCAGACGGCAAGAGGCATGGCGATGGGGCAAGGCTGGCCATCGTGCTGCATATGGCGCGCTAGGCGCTTAGAGCGCCGATCATGGCGCTAGGCGCGTCGACCTGGCGCGCAGTGTCAGATTGCGAGCTGGTCGACCTGGCGCGGCCATATAGGCGCCCTTGGCATTGTCTTAGAGCGAAGGGCCGCAACAAATTTCGGCATGCCATGCCCGGAAATGCTGGGTTTCAGCCCAGCATATGAATAAATATGCAGAAAAATGCTTTCTGCCCCTTGCGCCCCAACAAAAACTGGCGCAGATAGGGCCTGCAAACGGCGACGCGGAACAGTCGCCAGATGGAAGGAAAAGCCCAATGCGCAACTATGGCCACAAATGGTCCCGATTTGACGACATCGCCATGATTGGCCTGTTGATCGGCCTGCCCATTATCGCCGCCGTTATTTCGGCCGTGCTGGAGGGCTGCTAACATGGCCAATATCAACCGTATCTTTGATATCGGCTTGCTTGCCATTGTCGGCGCGCTTGGCGCGACCGTCGCATGGCAGATTAGCGAAGCCGATAGCGCGCCTGTCCGCAAGGATAGTGACACCTATCAGCTTGTGCATAACGTGACCTATCCCGATGGTTCCGTGCATGACTTCATCATTGATAGCGGCATGAGCAAGGCCGATTGCCTAGATGCAATGTGGGATATGCGCCGCACGGCTTGTGAAGTCGAGGGCCGCTGAAATGGACACCGAAACCAACGCCACGCTTAGCGCCTTCATTGCCGCCCATGGCCCGGCATGGAAGGATGCCCTTGGCATCGCATGGGGCAAGGGCACTGACACCCATTTCCCCAACGGTCACAATCTGCGCGCCTTGCGCAATAGCCCGGCATATGGCCACGCATGGCTTGACGTTGTCGCGGTCGATTGCTTCGCCATCTGCACCGCGCACTATGAAGCGCTGCAGGCCAGCGCGCAGACGGCAAGCGACGCCTTCCGCCTGATCCCGGGCATAGGTTCGGGCCCCATGGGATTGACGCCCGATCATATCAAATTCGCGATGCCCTATCGCGAAGCCAAGGCGGCCTATGATGGCGCGGCCAAGCGCCTGAAAACCTATGCGGCCAAATATGTGAAATGGTTCAAAAAGGAACTGGCCGCCGCTCGCAACGCGCGCCGCGCCATGGGG